AGCTTGCTTACGAGATCGACACCGAGATCGTTGGTATGCTTAAAGACGGTGCTAAGGAAGGCACAACTGCAGAAGAGCTCGCTAAGTTAACTTGGTCTAAGACTCTTCCTGTTGGCGTTTCTAAGTTCGAGCACTACAACGGCTTCCTTGAAATCGTTGAAATGGCTAAGGCTATCATCTATGATAGAACTAAGAAATTCCATCCTAACTACATGGTAATCGCTTCTGATATCCTTCCTGTTCTTCGTTTCGTAAATGGCTTTACTGCTGTTAAGAACGTTAAGATGAATGGTCCTTACAAGGTTGGTGAGCTTGATGGTATGAACGTTTACGTTTCTCCTATGATGGGAGCTGGCGAGTTCTTCCTTGGTCTCAACGGTAACGACATGATGTCCAGTGCCGGCGTATATGCGCCATATATGGCTATCGTTCCTACCCAGCTTCTTGGTACTCCTGACGGCGGTATGGCACAGGGCTTCAGCACCTGGTATGCTAAGGCTCTTCTTAACAAGAACCTCCTTATCGCTGGTAAGATTGTTGACTAATTAATAGCAACTAAATAAAAATAGCAGGGCTTCAAAAGAAGCCCTGCTATTTTTTTAATATATAGTGAAAAACTAAAGTATATATTGTATTATATAGTAATAGATAAATTTTGGAGGAAACTGTAAATGAAAAAGACCGTAAGAGAACTTGTTGAGATGATTAATACAGGAAAGCTTCAGTACAATCAGTCTACACAGCGTAAGTTTATTTATGCTTCCATTGAGGTACAGCTTGACTGTGGTAAGACAACTAAATCAGGAAGCGTGATTCATTCTATCTTAGAATACAATATTCAACTACCTGCCCTTTATTTCTGGTCTAACACCGAGACCGGTTACCTTAATCTTCATGATGGTAAGCAGAGAGTACTTTCTCTCTACTATTTCATTAATCCTACACCTAGCATTAATTTCACAACTATCAGAAACGGTAAGGCAGTAAACTTTGCAGCTCTCTCTTCTGAAGACCAAGAAAAACTTCTTAGCTATACTTTTGATATCGTAGAACGAGCAGGTACAAGTGCGGAGGAAGAACAAAGCTTTGACCTTATTAATACCAACTCCGTCAACCTCACACCCTATGAGTGTCTGTCTGGTATGCTTCACGGAACCTTCCTCACAGAGTTCGAAAACTTCGTAGAGCATTCCGCTAAGACTATGGATCAGATTAAACCGATCGGCCGTGGTGAGCAGGCCTACAAGCTTCTTCTTACTATGTTTGACCTTCATGATTCTAAGAAAGCACCAAGTGCAGATAAATCAAAGCTTCTTCTCCGTGATCGTATTCGTCCGCTGAGAACGTCTTGGTTTGACCCAAAGGCATTTAGTTTTGATGAAATACTTCAGGTCTTCAATGAATTCGCGAGAGCAACTAAGATTAAAGAAGATAGAGCACTTGCTGTCGCTGCATATATCGTAAGAAAGAACTACAACGCAGATGATATTATTAACCTCTACAGAAAGAGTATTAAGGGTATTAACGATATTGGCTCTTGGGATATTGATACTCATAAGACATTTATCGACTATTTCGTAGATAACAGCTATTCCGCTTCCCTCGACCCTCAGCGTAACTTCTCTAAGAATATTAAGGATGAACTCTACTCTCGTAGTAATCGCTGTGCACATATTGATCCGGCGACCGGAGTACACTGCACAGAGACTAATTATTCTAAACTCGAGGTAGACCACATTACCCCGTGGTCTAAAGGTGGAAGAACTATTCTTGCGAACGCACAGCTTCTTTGTAAGCATCACAATACTAGTAAAGGTAATAAGGCGTAAGGAGATACTGCAATGGAGAAACAGGAAAAGGTACTTAAGAAAATAAAGAACTCACTTAAGCACGGAAACGAGGGACAGCTCGGTGCTAAGAAAAATGACGAATGCTATACTGACATGCAAGATATTCTTAATGAGCTCTCTCTGTGGGCAGCACTTGGTAAATTTCAAGGTAAGACTATTATTTGTCCCTGTGATTGGAATATTGTAGAGAATGAAAATATTTATTCTATTACTATTACATATAAAGACCCTGGGGTAGAAGTGGCAGGTAACTCGGTATTCAAGGCGGTTCAGTCTGTTTATGTAGATCTTTGGTCTAATGACGAAGAACATACAGTAAAACACATTGCGCTCGCGGAGGATGAAATCGAAGACTTCCTTAGAGATAGACTTACTTGTAACTTTATAAGAGCGCTTACTCAAAATGCTCGAGCTTGGGGCATTAAGAGTATTACTGCAAGTGGTTATAATCCTGCTACCGGCCTTGGTATTAAATTTCAGGATGTGAACTACTCTAAGTACGATGTCTGTATTACGAATCCGCCCTTCTCACTCTACGGCGAATTTATGAAGTGCATTGTTGGTAAGGTCGATTTTATTATTCTCGCTCCGCTGATGAATCGTGCTAACCCTTGTGTTGGCGGATACCTCATGCTTAAGCAGGCTTACCTTGGTTTTGGCATCGAGTTGCATATGACCTTCGACAATCCGACTAAGGAAAATAATTACTCTGGAACTAAAGTAGTTAATTGTGATTGGATCACTTCTTTTCATGAGGCACAAGCAGAACGTAATGCAAAGCATTTTAAGTCTGGTGTAAATTATGATCTTTATAAAGAAGAATATATAGAGATGATTGGTATGACTATGAAGGATGGTACTCATCCTATTAGAGTTAGTATGTCTACCTATCCAGAAGATTTTGCTGGCTGGATGTTTTCTACTATCGGTGTGCTTGATAACCTTGATATGGAAACTTATGAATGGTATGTAACAGAGTGTAAGAAGTATCTTAATTCTAATCCTGAAGTAAGTCCATTTACTCATAAAATTGAGGCTAAGACATATATTGGCGCTGATGGTAAAAAGAGTTTTGGTGGCATTGTGTTCAGAAAGAAGCCCACAGTATAATCAAATTTAAAAAGAGACTATCCTACTTTAAGGATAGTCTCTTTTTTATTTGCTAAATTATTTAGTAATGTTGACAGGGAGGTAAAAGATGAAGCTTGAAGACATTCTTGACGAAATAAAGATTGAGCTTACAGGATATATATTAGATATGGAAATTACAGATGAAACTTTAGTGTCTGTAGTTAAAAAAGCACTTAGAGAGCTTACCCGGTACTGGGACGAGACGAAAATGCTTACCTTGCCTTTTGCGAGTTGTATAAGTCTTGAAGGCGAGTTTTTTAAAGAAGAAGTAAGCTCTATCGTAAAAGTCTATCGAACAGAAGGTTTTGGAGATTCTGCTAGTGGACTCTCAGTTATGAATGACCCAGTTCAAATGGCACAGTTTGCTATTTTTAGTAATGGCGGCACGATGTATAATCTTCAGGACTACGTTATGAACTACGCTTCTTGGATGACTATATACCAAATAAAAAATACTATGTCTACTGACCTGTCATTTAAAGAAGATCGACACGATAATAAATTATATATTAGCTGTGGAAGTTCTAGACCTAGCATGATTACTATAGAGTATATTCCAAAGTTAAAGTCTGTTGAAGATATTAAAAGTGACTATTGGATTGATATTTTAATTAAGCTATGTGTTGCTTTGACAAAAGTTGTCCTCGGTCGTATTAGAACTCGCTTTGCACAGAGTAATGCGCTTTGGACTCAAGATGGTGACAAAATTTTAGAAGAAGGTAATACTGAATTAAAAGAACTTCGTGAAATACTTAGAGTCAATTCAAATATGACATTCTTACTCGATTAAGTAAATAAAAAGGAGATTTATTATAAAATGAAAGAATCTATTACAAAGTTTGACTTAGAAGCCGCTTTTAAGGCGCTCGATGAAATCGAAATACCACAGGCGGAAAAAGTTAGAGCTAATCGTCCTGCACTTACAGAAATTTTTTCACGTAAAACTAAGTTCGATACTCTTATGGAAGAGTATTATGACATTAGTAGTAATGAAGGTTTAGAAGATGCAAAAGATGCCAGAGAAGCCGAAGTGGCACAGGCAAAGCTTGCTCGCATTGAAAAAATTGTTGACCTTGATGCAGAGTCAGCTGAAGACCTTCTTACCTCTTATGTTGGCAAGCTAATTATGCAGTGTCCTCAATGTATGACACTTTTCTATAAAAATCCGGAAGACGTAGTCGCTTCTGAGGAAGACCCTGCTACAGTAAACGTTAATGAAGTTTGTCAGCACTGCGGAAATGAGAGTGGCTACAGTATCATTGGTAAGGTTGGTGAAGCTGAGCCAGAAGAAGCTGCTCCCGAGGAACTTCCTGCAGAAGGTGAGCTTGATCTTGACGTTGAGAGTGAAGAGGCTGCTGAAGAAACTACAGAAGAATCTTCTGAGGAAGACCTCAACTTCGATGATGAGCTAGAAGAATTTGACCTTGATAATATCGAAGATGATGTAGAGGGAGAAGAAAAGAAAGAAGAATCTTTTGTTACTCACACAGGCGAAGCTCTTGTAGAGGAGCTCGCTGATGACAAAGACCTTGACGCAAAGCTTGAGGCGCATAACGAATATATTGAATATCTTAGAAATATGATTGCTCAGGAAGAAGCCGCTCTTGAAAAAACTGAAAATGCTCAGGTTAAAGATGCTATCCAGAGAAGAATCGATGCTTTTAAAGCTGACTTAGAAAATGCACTTCCTGATGCAGTAAAAAACGATGAAGTTAGTGCAGAAGAACTTGCAGAGAACGAAACAGATGCAGAAGAACCTGTTGCAGAAGACATGCCTGTGGAAACTGAAGAGGTCAATGAGAGCCTTACTGAAGCACTCCACGAAGATACTGATTCTGATGTATCTGATGCAGAATTTGACCAACTTATGAACTCGTCTGAGTTTAAAAAGCCTATTTCCGATACCGCTGTTAGAGCTATGCTTGCTATGGAAGATGAAGAAAAGTCTAAGAAAGAAGAAAGCTTAGATAGTGTTTTTGAGAGCGTTGACGAACTTCAGGAAGATGCTCTTGAGTATATGATGTCGGATGCACTAGTCGAGCTTTATGGTAATGTTGCAGGCTTTAGATTAAAGGAATGCTCTTATTCAGATAATAAGTTTATGGTTGAAGGTGTTGTACATTTTACTTCTGGTAATACAAGAAAAATAGCTTATACTTTTAATGAGGCTCTTGTTGAGGATGGCAAAATTACTCTACGAGGCTTAAATGAAAAACTTGGTTTAGATAAGCAATTCTTTATTGTTGGTCGCACCGAAAATAAAACTCTTATTACAGAATCTTTTAAGATCGCAAAAAATTAATTTAAGACTTAAGAAAGAGTACAAACGTGCTCTTTCTTAAGATATTTATAGAAAGGAGCTCTACTAATGTCAGACACCAGGAATGACTTCGGTTTTCTTATTCGTGGAAATGACATAAAGCTGTATAGAACTTGGTTTAAAGAAATGACCAGACTACATGGCATTAATGTTATTTATAAGGAGCCTTTAAAAAATAAAGAATATGATAACAGAGGCGACTTGGTAAGCGGGTATAAGCCAGGAATCACTATCGGCTGTATCTTCCAAGAGCACCCTGACCAGAAGTCCCTTAAAAAGATGGGCTGGGTTGCTGAGCTCCAAGAAGGTTCTTCCATTATTCATGTACCATATGATTTGCCGGGGCTGCAAGTTGGAGCACTCTTTGACGTTCCAAGTGGGCTTGATCTAGCTAAACCGAGAACGTTCCGTGTAATTAGTCTGCAGAACATTATGATTTACCCTGCATCAATTGCCTGTGAAATTGCTCTTGAGTATGAATCAGTTGATGAACAACACTTAACAACCACAGCCCATGAAAAAGAAGACATGCCACTACTAATTGACCGTGAAGGTGATGATTAAAAACTATGATTTTACCAGAAACATATCTTATAGAAAAACGCTTACCACAAAGTAAAGATGTTCTAACAATACTAGCACCAGAAGGTAAGGATAACCCAGACTATGATTATTATACAAAGCTCGCTGAGTGGGCTGGTAAACACATGCAAAAAACAGGAGAAGTTCAGTTAGATAAACTAGAGCTTTCCTATAAAGCAGAAGTACTTAAATTAGGATTACCACCAAGAACTAATCAACTCTGGGGCATGATTAATAAGCTAATTGAGTTAGTAGAGAAATATAGCTCTAGCCAGAAAGAATTAAAAATAATTAAACAAACAACCTTGGAAATTCTAGCGGGGCTTAGCAAGATGCCTAATCCAAGAAAGCCTGAAGAACCTGAAGAGCCGGCAGAAAATGGAACTGATGAGGCAGTGTCAAATAAAGGCAAGCTTGACTGGACAGCAGAAAGAGCCAGAAGACTCAATGATGCTAAAAAGACTAATACAGCTACATCAGAAGTACTTAGTAAATTCTATGATGACTACTACAGCCAAGAATACGCAGGGGTAGAATCACCAGAAAAAGATACTAAAGGCATTGTAGCCAAGCTAAAAAGCTTAGATAAAGTGTTAACTATTGAATTTAATAAACTTGGTTATAATTCAGAAGTTAACCCATTTGCTCAATTTTTAAAAATTTTAATTCAAAAGAAACCAGAGATATTTGAAAAACTCACTCTAAATAACTACGGGGCTATTCATAATGCTTTTATAGAAAAACATATTACAGGCAATATGCTGGGTAACTACCCTGATGCGATTGGCACTGAAAATATTTTATTCTGCAGTGACCTTTATAATCGTAATGGTTTAGATATCGTTGAGTATCTTTCGCTGCAAAAGCAAGTCTTAGCTTCTGTTGAAGGCACTGAATATGCTAATGACCCTAGATTTTTATCCAAAATGTTTATTCAGCAGCAGGTTTTAGATAAAAATTATTTAGAAAATGTAAAAGCACTGTTTAATAGTAAGCAAGAAGCTGTAAGTGCATTAGCAAGAGATGCAAAGCTAAAGTCATTACTTGAGGTACGAGAGCTTTATAAGCATCTATTTAAAACAGCTGCAAAGAAAACTGCTGACAATAATGCTATTGAGAAGATTCTACAGGAAGCGGTAAAGAGAAGTCTTGTAAAAGATTTGTTAAGATATATACTGGGCCAGGACGAGTTCAGAAGAGTTCACAAGAAGTTAGCGCAACAGGCCAAAGAACTTCTAATCAAGCTAAAGTATCATACAGATGACACAAAGCTTGATCGCATTCAAGAGGAAATTTTAGCAGACTACGACCTGACTTTGGATGTGGAAAAGAAAATGGCTTCAAGGGTAATTGCATACCTACTGGATACGCCAGGAAAAGAAAAAGCTGGAGCTGATAAATAATGTTCTATGCTATACAAACAGATAGTAAAAAGCCAGTAAGTATTATAAAGCTAAAAACTTTAATAAGAGCAAGGTCACTCATTTCTTTATATCCAATGCGAGGCACTGAAGTAATTTTAAATAATTACTTAATAGAAAATTATAAGCTTACCTTAAAAAATGCATGTTTTTTGTTGCTCGCCAATCTGCAGTTTAGCACCGGCGAGGAAAATGAAATTATATTCTTTTTTAAAGATGAAAAGTACGACCAACTCGCCAGAATAATTACTTATGGAATAAATAATATTTCAGGCAGTCAGATATTAAAAACTGCGCTAAGCGCTTAGAAAGGAGTTATTTTATGGCAATAAGTTATTATGATGATGCAGTTACTGCTAAAATAAAAGGCTGGCTTGCAGATAGCTCTACCTTGAGAGTACTTAACCCGGATGAGACAAAAAGAGTGATTGAGCTACAAGCTGAGGATTCTGGAGATAAACCACTCCAACTGCCACTATTGACAATATCTAGAAATAAGGAGCTTGAAATAACTAATACAATTAAGCAGAATAAATCTTTTGATGGTTTAATAATTCAAAAAGACACATTAAATGCTGCGACTGTGCATATGAATGTTATCCCAGTTAAAACACTTTACCAACTAGATATCTACACTAAAAGGCAGCTTGACGCTGATGAATATGTTAGACAGTTTTTATTTAAGCTCATAAATAACCCACAAATTATTGTAGAAATTCCATACAATAATTATGTAATTAAACACACTGCAAATTTAAGAGTTCTAAACAGTGTGTCTGACACGAGCGATATCCCAACACATATTTTCTCAGGACAATTTTATCGCTGGACAATTCAGCTTGAATTGCAAGATGGCTTTCTATTTAGTATTCCATATAAAAAGAATTGGCGTTTTGTTGGAGTTGAACTTGCCCTTTGCGATAGAATTGAAGATCCTAAAGAATTAGATATAATAGAACAAATTATTTGCTAAATTAATTGAGTTTAACGACTCACAACTTTTAGCGTATAAAATTAATTAAAAATAAATAAGGAGATTCATTTAGTATGCCAAAGATACTTATTAATGAAATTGATAGAACTACTGCTGGTACTCCTGGCGAGTATTCTAATAACTCAGTTCTCATTTGTGGTTTTGCGCAAAGATCCACAGAAGAAATTATTAATCAGATGAAAATTAATCCTAATAAAGGTTATACTCTACCCGATGATAATGGTATTTTTGAGTTTTCTTCTGTCGGTGATTTTGAAACGACTATCGGTTTAGTTGCGCCCAGCTTTATTGCTGAAGATGAAGAATGGGCTTTGCATGTTCCGCCTCACTATGGTAACCAGATGGCTTATGAGCTACTTAAACAAGGTTATCCTACTGTTATTTATATGTCACTCGGTAAGATTCCTGAGAGCGCAGCTGACGCGATTAAAGCTATGAAGGACGTCACAAAAGAAGACGCTTGGGAAATCTTTAAAGATAAAGCAAGTTATGATTTTAGATTTATTACCCATGGTTTTCTTTCTGCTCATAATACACCTAAAGCTGCTCAGCTTGAAACTGAAATGAATAAAGCAATAGCAGAAGCTGAAAAAGCTGCTGAAACGTTGAAAACAGCACAAGCTACTCTTGAAACAGCAGAAAAAAATAAAATAACAACAAATGCTGAGTTAAAAAATCTAGAAGATAGCCTTGCAGTAAACTTAGAGGAAATAGACACTTGTCCTGAAAAGGGTCAAGAAGGCTATGAAGAAGGAAAACTAGAGAAATTAAAAGAAACAAAGAAAAAACTAGAAGACCTTATTAAAACAGCCGATGCCGCAGATAAAAAAGCTGCTGATGATGTTACTAAAGCAACATCTGCAGTACAGAATGCAGAAGTTGCTAACGAGACTGCGCAAAAAGCCGCTAAAATTGCTGAGGAACATTTTGACTTTGAAACAGAAGATTGCTTTACTACAGCTGACTTCAATAACGCAAATGCAATTATTGCAAAACTCGCTGCATACAAACAGTCAGAAGAATACGAAGCTGACCCTGAGAGCGGACGTGGTGACTGTGTAGCTCTTGTTGAAATTAATGAAGATACTTATATTTCTGGAGCTGGACGTCCGGAACATCGCATTGAAGAGGCTGCTGCAAAACTTGGTATTACAGCAGAGACTGGTAAATACTGCACATGTACAGTTCCTAGTGTAGTTTATAAAATGGATGCTCCTCGTTTTGGAGACAATACGAAGTTCCCAGGTGCGTTCCATTATCTTGCCTGCTACAAGAGAATGATTGACATGAATTTTGCAGAATGGTACGCTGCAGCCGGTTATAATCGTGGTGTTTCTAGCTACACAATAGACCATACAACCGTTAAGCTCGGTGAGATTGCTATTCAAGCACTTGAGCCTAGATATAAGAGAGCCGGCAGATATAATATGCCTTTTGCAGTTAATGTAGTTGCTAACTTCCGTGGAAGCTACTATCTCTGGGGCAATAGAACTTGTCATCTGCTTGGCGACTATGACGGCGGTGGAGACCTTACGGCTCATCACTTCTTAAACATTAGACAGCTTTGTACAACTATTAAGAAACAGCTTTATGTATCTTGCCGTAGATTCACATTCGATCCTAATAGTGATGTACTTTGGATTAACTTTAAGAACTCTATTACTCCTACGCTTGACAGAATGAAAGCTGACCAAGGCGTAAGAGACTACAAAGTCGAAAAGGTCTATACTGATAAAAAGGCTACACTTAAAGCTAGAGTAAGAATTGTTCCGATTGAAGCTATTGAGGACTTTGTTCTTGAAGTTTCTCTTGAGGATTCCCTCGGTGAGACTGCTGTAACTGTTACTGAGTAATTTGAAAGGAGATTAATATATTATGGCAAATAGTTTAGATGCTCAACACATTAGTACGAATCTTGCGAATTACGAAGCAGCTAGAACAGGTTTCTTCTCACTAATTGTTGATAACCTTGATAATATTATAAAAGCAACTTATACTGGAGATCACGCTGCTGCACCTGCTACTGATAAAATTGCTAAGGCACAAGAAGTACTTAAACTTAATGTACTTACTTCAGATGTTCCTCACTTTGAACTCGGTGTTCTTGAATATAAGAGAGGTAATGAGACTATTCGTTTTGCTGGAACGCCTACATTCAATGCTGGCTCTATAAAAGTTGATGACGTTGTTGGTGTTGATACTAAGTCTATTCTTATGGCTTGGCAGGGACTCGCTTATAACGTACACACTCGCAAGGGCGGACGTATGGTCGACTATAAGCGTAACTGCACGCTCGTCGAGTATACTCAGGATTATGAACAGGTCAGAAGCTGGACACTTTATGGCTGCTGGATTAGCGCCCTGTCTGAGGATGCTTTTGATAAAGAAAACGATGGTAAGCGCGCAATTACTGCGACTATTCAGTATGACCGTGCTGTCATGAATGAAGCAGACTAAAATTAATTAAAACATAAGAAAGATACTAGAATAAGCTAGTATCTTTCTTTTTCTTCAAATAAATTTAATAAATCTATTTATTTTTTGCTAAATTATATGATTGTTCCAGGACAAAATAATAATTGAAAGGACAACTGTTTATGGGACGAAAAAAAGTAGATAGAAGCGATAAAGTAATACAAACTTTTGAATCTTCACGGCCTCTCGTATTAAGGCTAAAAGAAGCAGCACAAAGAAAAAATATAACAGTTTCTGCGCTGATTCGTGAAATTCTTGAGAAGTATTTTGAAAACCGCGAAATCTAAGATATAAAAGAAAGGTAAATTTATTATGGCAGAAAGAAACACTAACTACACTATTATGGAGGGTTATGAACTTCCCTCCGGTGGTAAGATTTATGAAGCAAAAGTAGACCCTCATGTAGAGCTCAGAAGCATGACTGCGAGAGATGAGATGAAGAGACTTTCTCCCTCAAGCACGCCTTTAAAAACACTCGCAGATATTATTGAAGACTGCTTTATTGAAAAACCCACTATTCACGTTTATGATATGTGTTTGGGCGATTATGAGTTCTTACTCCACAAGCTAAGAATTGTAACTTATGGGGAAGACTACAAGGTTACTCTTAAATGTCCTGAGTGTGGTGAAATCGTAGAGACAACAGCAAAGCTCGGCAATATTGAGCTTAAGCCTTTTGATGAAGAAGAAATTAATAATCACAGAACTTTTGTACTTCCTAAGAGCGGTAGAACTGTTACTCTAAAGTTTAATACTCCTAGAATGACTGAGGAGATGGAAGTTAAAGTTAAAGAAATGAAGCGTAAGTATAAGACGGCTACAATTGATTTTGAGACTCTTGTAAAGCTTCTTTGTGCAATAGACTATGTAGATGGCGAAAAGAAACCTGAACATGAGCTTGAGAGCTTTATCGACAAGCTGCCGGCGCTTGACTTACAAAAGATATTAAATAATATTGATAAGCTAAACACTCTTATCGGCTTAGAGAATATCCTTTATGTAAATTGTCCTAAGTGCGGTGAAGAAATTACATCCTTCTTTCGCTTCGGGCCCGAGTTTTTTAGACCCACAAACATCTAATGACGGCTCGCCTTACGGCCCAAAACGATTTAAAGAAATAGTCAAAGAATGCTGGTATATAAGTGATAGCTTACATACCAGCTACACAGATGTACTTGATCTATCCTACACAGAACGAGTATATTTAATTGAAAATATTAATGCAAAAAATGACGCTACTAAAAAAGCTTTTGAAGAAGCTCGACAAAGCGCGCAATCCAGGTAGGAATTTTATTAGGAGGTAAATCTTAAGTGGCTGGTTTTGAACAAAATCAACAAGACGCTTTTAATGCAAGAAATGACGTAGAAAGTATAAAACGATATGAAGCCGAAATGGACAAACTTACTGCGTCAATTGGTGCAGCTGAGCTGGCGGCTGAGGAGGAACTTGCTGCCTTAAAATTTAAAAATTTGGCAGTACAGCAGGAAGACAAAATAAAGAAACTTAATGAGCTCCTTAAACAAGAAGAAGCGGGAATAAGAGAACTTGCTGCAATAAGACTTAAGCTGTCTGAAAAGCAGTTTAAAGTTCGCAAACAGGAAATTCAAAAAGAGCTTCAGCTAACGAAAGAAGCTGTAGAAGAATTACGCAAAGTAGCTAGTAAAAAATTTGAGGCTCCCGTAAGCAAACCAATTACTACTCCTAAAAATAACTCATCAGCTCAGGCAAAAACAGCAAGCGCTGCTAGTACTGCAAATGAGACTGATGCAGAGCTTCTTGGGCTAGTCGGCTCGATTGACAACACTCTTAGCTCTTTACGAGATACCGTAGTAGCTTTTACCCAAAAGGAAAAAAGCTTATTAGCGGGGGCTGAGGAGCAGCTGGCGCAAGCAGTAGCTACGAAAGATATACAAGCGGCGACTGTAAATACACAGACAGAACCAAAGGCTTCAACTGTAAATAGTACATCCGAGTCAGTAAGTATGCCAGCGGTCCAAGCTGAAGAACAAAAAGAACGTCAATACTCCGATGCTGGAATGAGCCACGAAGACAGAGTTGATTTAGGCAAGTACTCACCTGAGGCCATACTTGCAGGGTTCGATGGGCTCCGTGAGTATTTAGACAGCTCGAGAAAATTGACAAAAGAGCAGTCCGAGGACTCAAGTAAATTAGCAACAGCACGTTTAAATGAGACTATTACAAAAGACTTAAATAGTATTACAGCAAAAGACGAAGATGGAAACTACATAACAGACTCATCTCAAACTACACTAGACTTAGCAGGCAGCTTAATAGAACAAATTAATGCTGCTAATGATGCAGAATCAAAGTTAAAAGAATTTACGGCTAACGAAGAACTAAATCAACGTCTTATCTTGGCAACAAAAGAGCACGAATTAAGAAAAAGCTTAGCGGACAAAGAAAAGGAACAGCTAGAAACTCAAGCAAACCTTGAAGCAGAAATTGCATTTACAGCTGCTCATAGAGATGAGCTTTTAGCCCAAGAAAAACAAGAAAGAGAACTCGGTTATCTGCAAAAGTATCAGAAACACCTGCTTAAGGCGGGGGACTATGCAGTTAGCTTAGAAGAGTATAAAGCAGACCAAGAGAAAAAACGTCATAAAGCTGCGAAAAAAGAAGCTGTAGGCGGAATAACCGATAGCCTAAAGAAATTCGGTACCGGGGAATTTTCTTTAGTTGATGTAAAACAGTCTTACGGCGAATACATGGGACAGCGTACTGCAGAGCTAATGAAAGGGGAAGACGGACTTGACGAGTCTTCTGCAAAACTGTCAGCACAGTTTGAGTTACTTGCTGAGGCTGCTGGAAGTCTTGCAAAAATGCTTGACGCAGATGTTAAGAAAATTTCTTCTATGCAAGGTATTGTAGATACTCGTCTACAAGGGTCAACAGCCAATAAACGTGATTTTGGTAATGGTTCTTATTGGAATCAGCTGTTAGAAGATGCAAAAAAGATAGCAGGGGCATCTCCTTTCATTAAACAAGAAAAACTTGTTGACAATATAAAAGAACTGGTTGATAAAGGTATTTCTTTTGATATTAAACAGAGAGCTTTCTTGATGACAATTCAAGAAAAAATCGCTAATACTTTTAACGTAGCTGATGGAACACTTTTAAGGCTAATTCGTATTCAGCAAGAAGACACCACCGCAGGCCGTCTTGGTATGGAGTCTGCTTTAAATAGCTTCTTAAATAGCATGTATGAAACCTCTGAATATTTATCAGAAGTTGCAAGCGGTATTCGTAGTAGCCTCGAAGAGATGCAGGCATTAATGACTGGAGCAGAGGCTGCAGAAGTTGAGTACCAAGTACAAAAATGGATGGGTTCTCTGTATTCGGTAGGTATGTCTAAAAGCGCCGTCGAAGGTATCGCTCAGACATTTGGTCAAATCACAAGTGGTGATGTTGGAGGACTTACTGGAAGCGGCACAGGCAACCTGTTAATAATGGCTGCAAATGAAGCTGGAATGTCTATAGCGGATATCCTACAAGAAGGCTTAGATGCTGACGAGACTAATAAACTCATGCAAGCTATGGTAAATTACTTAGCCGAGATTGCTGAGACCTCCAGCGATAGTAAAGTTGTTCAACAACAGTTAGCAAATGTTTACGGTATGAAAGCGTCTGATCTAAGAGCAGCTACCAACCTGGCATCTAGCCTTAAAGAGGTCTCAAAGCAAGACTTATCTTATAGTGGGATGCTTGGACAGCTCGAGTCTATGATGAATACTATCAGGTTTAGAACCAGTATTGGTGAAGGTATGACCAATATGTGGGACAACATGATGTATAGCATGGCAAGTACTCAAGCAAGTAATCCAATATTATATGCGCTTCCAAAGATGGCTGACTTGCTAAGAGACGTTACTGGTGGTGGAGGTATTGCTCTGCCGTTTGCAAACGTTATGGGCTTTGGTGTTGACTTAAATACCTCTGTGGCTGATCTTATGTCTGTCGCGTCTATGGCTGGCACGGCTCTCGGTGCTCTTGGCCCATTATTTACCGGTTTAACCGACTTAGTTAATCCGCTCGTTGGAAGTACTATGCTGCGGCGTGCTGGTATAAAGACTGACGGAAAAATTCCAGTTCTTGCTCGCGGTTCAGCTCAGCCATTGCAAAACCTCAGAGGCTCTAGTATTTCTGAGTCAGGCTATATCGGAAACAGCTCCGGGGAAGATGTTAAAAACGCAACGCTACAAGATGCTGAAGACGATAAAAAGAAACAAATGGTTGAAGCAAAAGAAAATGAAACTGCTGATGACGTTGCTACTAATGCAAATCTAGCTGTTGTAAATATTTATAACCTGCTAGAAGAAGTTGCACACGGCTCACAAAGCTTACGTGTAAGGCTAGTAAGCGGCAGTGGAAACGGCGGGGCTCCAGTACTAAGTTGTAATTGCAATCATACTGACCCATTAACAGGTGACCCTTCGACAAGTGTCACTACTCCGACTGCCGGTACAAATGGAACAGATAACGGTAACTGGGTATTATCATTCTAAAGAAGAGAGGAATTAAAATATGCTACAATTTAATAACAACCACATATTTACAGGTTATCTGAAGCAGTTTCTCTCTTCTTTTAACCTGCCTACCTGTAAAGTTTATACGGCGGAATTTGAAAAGTTTTACGCTGAGCATGGGTATGAAGATCCGAGAGTTATCGAATCTAACTTGCCAATAGTAATTTCTACAAATAAAACCAGACCTGCTATCGGAATTACTTACCTAAAAGACGGCAGTGCACAGCAATACTTTTGGGAAACAAGTAATTGGAATGCCAGTCTGGGGCTCAGTAAGGGCCTCAATGAGCATCTCAGCTATGAAAACCAAATAATTAAGTATTGGAAAAGCAATCAGTCTATCCACTATAATGGAAATAAAATTTTAGGTTTAACCAAAACATTAAAAAATCCTACAACACTCTATAATTATCAAACTCATGAGTACTTAGGCGATTATTTGAGATTCTTAAGAGATTATGAAAATATAAACTTAATGTCTATGTATAACTGCTTTAGCAATCGACTTTGCAATAATATAAAGTTGAACCTTAATTTAGAAGAAGAAAATACAGATACGCCAAGCAGAGCTATTTCTATAAATGCTTATGATACTAATTTTAAAATTTATATGCTTCCGGTAAAACTTTTTGAAAATTACACAATAGCAATAGACTGTTATCAAGGCATAGAATTATTCTGCGGTTTTTATAATGAAAAGTTAGATACATCTACTAAGGCTATGGACCTAATTAAAAAGACGTACACCAAAATTCCGAAAGCTTTGTTTAACCAACCATTTATTTATGATAAGCTTCATGTAAAGCACTGGAACTGGTATGATGAAAACAACCAAACTAAAGTAAAACTTGGTACAACAACAGGTATATTTGGAACTGATAGTGGTGAAGCAATTCGCCCGCCTATGCTATTCGATACTACTAAAATTTTAAGGTCAGAAGTTGCTATGAGAGAAAGCGAACTTAAATTATTTATAAAAGTTCCTGCTACTAATACGTCAAGCATTACTGTTTTAGAAGGCGACTATCGTAACTTCAATGATTCCCTTTATACGGTAAGTGACACGGCGGGTTGGCGGTATATTAATAACTCGACTATTACAAACTTTGAGACAAAGAAAACTTATAAGCAGTCAACTTTGCCTGAGCTAAACTCACGAGAGTTCAGGCCTATAAGTAAACTACAATTACTCGCGCTAAATACAGGCATATCTTACCCGTTTGCAGATCGTTTAATAGAGTATTTAGTAACAAATGTTATATTACCAAATGACCCCACACCAGACAACATTAAACGACTTCAAAAAGTAATGGAAGACTGCGGCTATAGTTTTCAAATAGATGGTATCTGGGAACCTAAGATGCAAATGATCCTATATGATTATTTGATGAATAGTGGAAAATTTGTAGTTGATGAAAAAATAGACGAACGAACAAATCAGGCTCTTTATAAAGTAAAAAATCAAGGGCACAACTCTGACCCCAAAAAGCAGACGGGCGGTAACCTTAAGCAAATCGGTCAAAAAAGCCGTTCTGACTTTTATGATATACTAGGTTATGCTGACAAGGATGCGGAAAAGCTTTATGCAAGCTGGAGAGTTGAGATCAATGAAAAGACCAAGAAGCCCCAAGTTACAGCGAAAACAACTTTAGAAAATGTAGATATCTACTCAAATTTATATAACGTTTAAAGGAGGGATACACTTTGGCAGAACAAATGAGCTTTACTGAAAACGAAATTAAAAACCGAATACTTCCTGACTGTTATATTTATATCTCACACTTAGACGGTATTGGGCCTCAAGACGGGCCGCCTCAATACTGGCGCTTGCCGCAATATCCCGATGAAGTTACCGACCAAATGCAATCTAACTTTAATGACCAGAATGCTCTCGGTCGCTCTGCACCTGTTTATACTTTTAGTAATGCAGGCCCAAGAACAGTTCAATTTAATCTAGAATTTCACAGAGATATGATTGATGAAGCAAATGCTGGTTATAGCAGTGTAATACTAAATGACAATGAAGATTACTCTGATAAATTAATATCATCACTACAAGCAATCGCATTACCAAAATATAATTTAACAAATAAAACTATCGAGCCGCCACTAGTTGCAATTAGACTCGGAAGGCAAGTGTTTGTTAAAGGTGTTGTTACAAGTGGAATTACGGTTACTTATAAAAAGCCAATTTTAGCAAATGAAAAATATGCTGTTGTCGGAATAGGCTTTACTGTAGCTGAAGTTGACCCTTATGATGCTTCGACTGTGTATACAAATGGCTCTTTTAGAGGACTAGTGTCATCTATGAGAAAAGGCATGGGAATGGAGGACGCTTAATCAATGGATACTTTAAGAAATAAAAATTATGAAAGCTATGATTACTTGAGCCGATATACTCATGTACCGTACTATTTTGATGATATACGACAACGTGAAATCTATGGCATCGGAAGCAATATATCAAAAGATAGTCCGTATGTTTCTCATAAAGTAACTTCAGAAGATACATTACATAGTCTATCTTTACAATACTATAATAACCCAACTTATTGGTGGGTAATCGCGTATTTTAATGATATTCAGGATTCTTTTGTTTCATTAAAAGATCATTATAGTATTCTTCGAGTTCCAAATATCGCAAGTGTAACTTTTGGAAGGACTAACTAATGGCAGGACTAAAATTTTCACAGCAAAGAAAAAGCTTACTCTCAAGCCAAACTAGAATACAGGTACCTTGGGTAAAGGTAACACTAGGAACTTACACTTTCGGAATCTTTGATAGTAAGACTAAATCACAGGCCGGAAAGGATAAAAACGGGTTTTATACTACTTATAATATAAAATATCCTAACTACATCCAAGACCTTACCGTAACGAAAATAAACGGGCAAGTAAACCAGTATGTACTAAATATTATATATCCTATTACACAATTTGACGACCCTAACTTTTTTGAAAAAGTTTTTTCCAGTATAAGTAATACTCGTAAAATTATTTTTTCCTACGGTGATGCGTCAGTTCCATCTTATACCTATAAAAATGAAGAAGCAATCATTACAAAAATTACCCAGGGCTTTAACCTACAAGCTAGTTCTATTTCCTACCAAATAGAGGCAGTGTCTGGTGCAGCTCTTACAGCAGACGGTACAATTACAGAACTTGCTACCGGTGCTCCAGTAAAGCCAAGTGAAAAGATAAAAAGCTTATTTAGAAGTAATAAGAGCTTACAGGATACTTTTACCGGTATGAGAATAAGTGATTTAGATAAGCTTATTGCGGGTGATGATCAACCTGTTATACTTGACTCTAAACGAAATGTTTCAGCTCTCGACTATATTGCATATCTCGCTAGCTGTATGATTCCATCAGGAACCAAACCAGGACTATCTAAAGATATCTATATCTTAACGGTTCATGATGATACCATATTAGATACGACGTATGACCCAAACAGCTTCGGAGGAAAAGGCGGACCTTATTTTAAGATTACTAAAACGTCTTATGCAGCTGAGCATAGTGATGCTTATGAAGTCGATATCGGTTATAATACTTCGACAATAGTACGTAATTTTAGTATTGAACAAAATGAAAACTTCTCTTTATACTATGACTATCAAGGCGAGATTCACTCTGAAGAATATGTTCGTAGACTCAATAAACAAGGCGAATGGGAAACAATTTATTCACCTACCTACATGGTTAGGGCTAATGAGTTCAATACCACTGCTAAAGATACAGTTTGGTGGACTAAGGCTACAAAATATCCTATTACTGCAAATATAACAATTCAAGGATTACTTCGTCCTGCAACTTTGATGCAGTACCTACGACTAAACATAATATTTCCCGGTGGGCATGAACACCTCGCAAGTGGACTTTATATAGTCACAAAACAAGTAGACAACATTAACAGTAATGGTTATACTACACAGCTGACCCTAACCAGAATTAGCGGTGATAATGTAAAATAAATTACTTAGCTGCCCACATTCATATAAATAAGACAGGAATGATATTTAAAAGTATTATTTCTGTCTTATTTATTGGCTAAATTATATGATTGCTTATAAAAAATTGAAAAGATAATTTTTTAGTAGCTCTTAATTTTTGAAAATTGATTAAAATTAAAGGAGTGTGAGTAATGTCAGAGAAGCAATTAAAAACGCGAATTATCCACAAACATGACATTGCCAATCACTGGAAGCAGGCTGAAAATTTCGTGCCAAAACAGGGTGAGCTTATCATCTATGATGATCGCCATACCGATAAGAATGGTACAGAAATTATCGTGGCTGATACAGTCGGCTTTAAAATTGGTAATGGTGTTACAAATGTAAATGACCTTCCACTGTATATCAGCTCTTTCGCTGGGACTGGAAAAAACTCGTTATTAGTAACGGGCAGCGGTAAGGCCACAGGTGATTATTCAGTAGCTGCTGGAACAGCTGATGCTGAAGCGCTAGGTGAAAGCTTAAAACAGATTTTGACTAGCGGAATAGTTGATTTTGACTTTTCAGAACCTGAAGCTAGCGGCAACCTAAGCTTAGCTTTAGGAGCTAGCTGTAAAGCACAATCTACTGGGGCAATTTCACTCGGTGTAGCAAATACTGCGGGCATTAAAGGATACTATTGGAAAGATATTACCTTTAATGATGATGGTAGTGCGACTATCAGCTTGGTTAAAAACAGAAAGCCTAATACAGGTTCAATGACTTCTTGGCTTGATAATGCCGAGGTTTTTCAACAAACTATTGATGCAGTAAGCGTCCAGCAAGAAGAGCTTGACTGGAGCGCAGCAGGTAATGATTATATCAGTATCGCTAGCGATAACAACTATATGTTTTGCGCTAAGATAACTGGTATAAGTACTAAACAAGTTTCTTATAGCGGCTATATTTATAGTGGCGCGGTTCTTGGTGTTGATTATCCAAAATCCTATAGTGCGACTACTACCACTGTTGCTATTACAGTTGATTCCCTACCTTTTACAACTGCTGATGGTCCAGTGATAGAAATGCCTGATGATTATTCGATTTTTGCTGTCGAAAGAATCTTCCCGACCCCGATATCTATCGCAGGCCTAGAGTTATCTTCGGTAGATATGGCAACTATTAAGTGTCGTTCAGGTGCTGTAGAGCTAGGCTGGGGTGCACAGGTATTTGGAGCCAATAACTTAGGTGCGGGTATCTTCTCCCAAACATTCGGTATGAATAATATTCAAGCCGGCAGTTTTGGTCTAACTTCTGGTCGTGATAATGTTGGTGGATATGCTGGCATAACCGGTGGTATGAATAATATTAACCGCGGAAAGGGAAGTATAATTGCTGGTAGTGCTAATGAAACAGCAACTCAAGCAAATGACTCGATTGTTGTTGGTCAAGGGAATATTTCTCATTCTGCGCAGACATTTGTTAGTGGTCTTAATAATATTATTAATAAGGGCTGCGGTGAATCAATTATTGCTGGCGGCAAAAATAACCAAGCCGGCGGTCTTGCACCTGACGGTACTACATACTATGCAAATAATATTTTTATTACTGGCACAGAAAACAAAGGATTTAATGATAATTCTATTACTGCTGGATATAGCAATACTAACTATTCTAAACACAGTGCTGTGTTCGGTAGTAGTAATACTCTAAATTCAGGAGCGACTTGTGCCGTTGTAGGTGGTACACTAAATACTGTTAATACTGATGATGTCGCAGTTTTCGGACAAGGTAATACAGTATTCAGTAAACACGGTCTCATAGCTGGATACAAGTTAACTCAAAATTCCACAGTTAATAATGAACAAACTATTTTAGGTAAGCGTAATGTTGCTAATGATGCAGCATATTTCATAGTTGGCGGCGGTCCAACAGACTCCGTTCGTCATAATATACTAGAACTTGGTACAGACGGTAATTTAAAATTAAACGGTGCCAAGGACTCTGAGGGTAATATTACCGGCGGTAACATTTCCATTACAGGTAATCTTACAGCTAATGCAAATGTTTCTGCAGCTAATATAAACGTTAAGTCTATAGTAAAAACCTCAGACCTCCAGACTACAACTGCTTACATCAGCGGTAACCTTCAGGTAGGTGCCGGATTATTTAGATTTAACAGCATGGAGTTGGTTACAAACTCCACACTAAATAATAAAGTAGATACGAGACACTGTTTATTTGGAGATAAAATCACAACAAAAGCAACTTCGTCAACCAGAGCTTTTGTGGCTATGGGTGAAGAAATTGAAGTCAATGCCGACGGTAGTTCAACATTTGGCGCAAAACATGTTGCAAATAGTAGATTCGGCTTTATTGGCGGCTATTGCAATACGACATCAACAGACGTTAATAACCAAACTGCCTTTGGTAAGTATAGTAAGGCTATAGGACATGAAACTTTGAAAAATGAGAGTGGTGTTAATAAAACCGTTGATGCTGCATTCTGTCTTGGTAATGGTACAAATTCTGTTCGTTCTAATGCCGTTGTAATGTATTATGATGGACGTATTAGGTCTGCCCACAACACTCATGATTACGACCCTGATGACGTTTTAGTCAATAAGGGATATCTTAAAGCTTACGTAAAAAATATTATAGAAAATCTTGAATTATGGGATGGAGGTAAATATTAATGGCAGAAGTAAAATTAGTAAATGTCACACAATTAGATGCTGATTTGACATCTATAGCTGATGCAATCCGTGCAAAAACTGGAAGTAGTGGAACACTTGTTTTCCCAGCAGAATTTGTTAGTAGTATTGGAAGTATTAGTGGTGGAGGTAGTGGAGAAGGAGTTAGTAATATAGATTATTACTGTTTCCCATCTTCTTGGATTTATCCAGAAAGGTTTTCGTCTCACTGGGGATCTGAAATTTATAAAATCACCGCTTCTAATCTAGATGATAGCTTTAGTGTTGGTTGTGGCGAAGATAACGACTGGTATATTTATGCTTATAGCGAAGGTCTTACGACAATCACTATGGAATTAAACAGTGGTGATATTGAAACATATGTTTTTTGTTGTATTGACACTGATCGCTTAACATTAAATGACGACTACACTAAAACTCGTTTCACAATTAAAACTGCTAGTACTGAGTATGAATATAGCACTCTCCCATGGCTTAAATGGAGCGAATGGATAGGCTCATATTACGGTTCAGATAACGATTTTAGTATTGATGATGAAAATAATGTTTACTTTGAAAAATCAAATACATTATTGTATACAACATCTGGTTTAGTAGTATCGGCTAATGATTATATGAGTCATTCTGAATATACTGATTCTGCGTACAGTACTGATGAGATAGCAGAGACATTTGATGTTTCTGTTCTAATTCATGGAAGTTATAGTCTCTCATTAGGTATTTACGATGATGATTATACAAATAGTGAGACAATAAATATTCTTAGCATAGGAGATTCAAGTATAGCAAGTGCATATAGTGGACATGCTGATGAAGTTGTAATTGATGGTTATAGCCTTGGAAATACAACAATATATGCAGAAAATGGACTTGGTATGATCTTTAGAATCAACATTACCGTAACTTGCACTGACACATATGACATTACAATTAAAAAAGGTGAAACAATAACAATGAGATTACCTGATCCTGTTACTGGAATTTCTTCTATGGGTACAAGTGGTGACATTAATATAGAATATGATCATGATAACTATATAAATATAACTTGTACTGGCGGCTCAGGTAGTGACTCTGCGTATATAAAGACTGATGATGATCGTGTATTTTTATTTAATTTTACCTTAATTGATGTATACAATGTTGAACTTAGTATTGGTTGTACTGAAAATATTTCTTTAGATGTAGACCCTTGGGATGAAGATGTAACTTCAATATCAACTGTTTATTCAGAAGATGGAATAGCTACGGTACAAATGGATGGCTATAGTTCTAATTCCTTAAATGTAACTGCTACTGAAATAGGTACAACTATAGTAACTGTAACTGCAAATAACGGTTTTATATACGAAATTAGAATTACAGTTAAACTTTGTGAATATACATTTGGTAGTGTAAATGGTCCTATTACAATTAAGTATAGATATCCAATGACATGGGCAGAATGGATGGAAAGTGAGTATAATACAGCAGGATTTGCACCCATAGTTAATAATAAGGGTGTAACAATAGCTGTTGCTATTAGAATAGATGATGTTATTTATGGAGTTGCTGACTGGTATGATTTAGGTTCACCTATAAGTTCAACTCGTAGAATAGGATTACCAACAGATGATTTACAGTATTCTCTTGAACCCTTTAGTAACTATCCTCCTAATTGTAGCGTTGGTTATGACTGGTGGGATAGATCTTTATACGTTGGAGAGACATGTGATATTACTATTGAAACTGATGGTTTTGGAGGAGATATAGTAGAAGTTAATTATGAAGATCCTAATCAAGATTTGGTAGATGTTACATTTGAAGGTACAACGCTTACAGTTACATCACTCAAAAAAGGAACTGCTATTTTATATGTAACTAATAGCAATAATGGAGTAGCAAAAATTTCTATTTACTCAAGATACATGTACAATAGCACTTATGATATCACTTTAAAAGTAGGCGAACAAACTACTAGTTATCCTGCATATAATGATATACTTACTAGCTCCATTACCTATACTAATGAAGGAATTGCTACATTAGAGCCTGGAACGGGCATGGATGTAGACATTACTGGTATTAAAAACGGTAAAACAACTGCAACATTAGTAGTAACTATGTTAGACTATGAGTATTCTGCTTGCTTTACCTATAATATCTCAGTATATGATGAAATTACTGAAATAGTAACACTTCCTGCAAGTGAAACAGAAACATCCGTAACACTATTTGAAGACAAGAACTATAGTTCAATCACAGTTAATGGAATTGATGTATTAACTGATGCTATTACTAGTGTCGTTTCGAATGACAATGGAACACTCACAATAAATTATAAATCTGAAACAGATCTTACAATAACTGTCTATTGTACAGTAATCTAATACAAAGGATAAGGAGAATAAAATATTATGGCAAATTTAATGACAAAAACAAATAATGGCTGGGGGTTGTATGACTCTAATGGTAATCTTGTATTAACCATTGAAGATGGTAAAGTAGTATGTACAAATGTATTTTTTGAGAGTGATGTTTATTTGACTGGTCAAGGTTATCAGACAAACCTCAAAACAATGCTTGAAAGACTTAGTCAGCGTATATATGCTCTTGAAACATGTCTCCGTGGTGATACTCAGATCCTCATGGCAGACCTTACAACTAAAGACCTCAAGGATGTAAAGTACGGAGATATGGTAATGGGTTGGGACCTTGATAATCATACTCTCTTCCCTGTTAAGTCTTATGGTGCTTTTAGTACTGGTAGAGACAATGTATGGCAGTACCATGTATTCAACAATGGTAAGATACTTGAAATCTCTCATACTCATGGTATCTACTCTAAGACAAAGGGTCGTTGTTCTAACTCTGGTGCTTGGATAGCTGGAGAAATTGGTATCGGTGTTGATGGTAAGGATGTAATGCTTGCTTATGTCGATAAGGTAGAAGAAGCAAATTATTCTGATCAGTACACTATGGTTACAGAGAACAATACTTACTTTGCTAATGGTATTCTTTGTGCTAACAATCCTTCTACCAAGATGAGATATTACTCTGTTGGTATGGAAGCGTACAATAAGAATATCACAAAGGAAGATCTTGAGTTCTTTAAGTTGACTGCTGACCAGTCTGATGACGCTCAGAAACTCAGATTTAGTACTCGTGCTTATCTTCAGGAGTCTGCTCCTTTCTATGCAGAACTTCACGACACAAAGCATCATATTACTCTCAAGAAGAGAGAAATTGCTGCTGGTGACTATAAGACAACTAAATACACTGAAGGCAAACTCACAGAAGAAGAGTTTGTAACACATTGTGATGAGGCTCAGGCAATTCGTGATGAGATTAACCAGCTTGAAGCTAAGAGAGATCATCTCATAAAGCATATAAGAGACATTCAGAAGAAGCATGAAGTTACTCCTCCTGAGAATCCTTCTAAGCGTTGGAAGAAACTTTATGACCTTGATATGAAGTACATTCGTGCTAAGAGAGCTGAAGCTAATACAAACGCATAAATAACTTTAAACTATAAAGAAAGAGCTTAAGAAAATATCTTAAGCTCTTTTTGTTTTACTTTAAATTAATTCTTGAATTTTTTCAATAGCTATTGCAGCGAGCAGCTCTTTATCTGACTTCTGATTATGATATTTAACAAATGATCTTAAAACTGCATAAAGGTCAGTCATTGGTTTTATCTCTTCGGTAAATTTCGTTAAGTTAGTGCTAACTTCTTCTTGTCTTGCCAAAGTCTCGTTTAATTGTCGCTGCTGGGCTTCTTCTACATAAATTTCATAAGCAAGCCCATCAGTTATTTTGTAAGCCGGAATTAAAGATTTTGCTTTAGCAGGTATAATAGAAAATTTCGTAGACTCACTCTCTATACCAATTCTATAGTGATTGCCACTTCGATTACTTGTGATACCAGTCGGCTTAAGTACTATTTTGCCGGTTATTGTAGTATAATTACCTTCAGTTAAATAAGTACGACCACCTGCTTCGATGGCTTGTTGAATTAAATTTTGTTGATACTTTTCTGCGTCTGCTCTATCTAAGTAAGATAAACAGATAAATACCTCGCAGGTGTTTTTGTCAGACAGCTTTGATTGTTTGTAAATAGTACAGTAATACATATAAAATCCTCCTTTAAAATTTATTTAAGTTTATATTACCGCAAGCGGTATAATTTGTAAATAGCTAAATTTTAATTTTTTATAATTCTTTTGCCCGCGGTATTGTATTATAAAATATATAGAATTTATTTTGGAGGAAAGCTATATGAAAAAAGAATGGTTTGATAAGCTTAGTGAAATAGATAAAGCTAATGAAGCTATTATTGGACTTCAAGAACTGAGACCTTACATCTATAATAGAACCCTACTGTATGGATATACTTGTGAAAGAGAAACTTTCCATGTCTATATGAAAGACCAAAAGATTTATACGGTAGTCTATAACACAGATTATTCAATAAACTACGAAAAGGAACTCGGAAGCTTCATGCGAGGTGAACCAAAGCCTAAGAACATGAGACAGGTTGAAGTTAAGTCAAATAGAGATTTTGTTCCTAATAAGAGACTCTATCCTGAAAGATGTGATTATCACTTCTGCCGGGCTCTTAAAGAAAAAGGTATTGACCTTCCTTTTACCCATTGGAGCGAAGAAGTACAGCCTAATGAAAAAGGCTACTATGGCTTCACCTTGGAGGATTGCTAATGAACTTACTTGAACATTATATACTTGAAGTAATAAATATTAATGAGCTTCCAATGCCTGAGTACATTAAAGAACATTATATTGAAGTAGAAGTATTCTGTGATTGCTGGGGCGATAAAAGACTTTATAAACATATTACCACCAGAGAAAACTGGCTACGTGAAATGAACCAAGGATATTTTATAGCGTAAGGAGGATAAGCTAATGAATAAAACATATAATCCATGCGACGACTGTCGGTACTCTTATTCTAAAAATGGCCAAGAAAGTGAAATGTGTAAGATTTGCGAGTTTACTTATTTCATAAATCAGGCACCAAAAGAAGGAAAATGGCTTACTGACCGATTTGGCTTAGAACGCTCAATCTGCTCAGTTTGTAAAGCTACCTACGAAGGCGATGGCGGTAATTTCTGTCCTAATTGCGGAGCAAAGATGGAAGAGGGAGCTTAAGTATGAGCATTCAATTTATTCGAGATGATTATAAAAAATTTTATAACGCAAATCCGGTTATTCCAGATGGAGCTTTTGTTGTGGTAACAAATCTTCCTTGGTATAAAAGCTGGTTTGGTCTAAAGCCGACGAGACTGGTCATCGGAGACGGAAAAACAAAATTTAGAAAATTGAGATTTCTTTAATTTAGACGGGAGAAAATAAATGGATAGATACGATTTTATGTCAATGGTAGATGATATTTTTAAAGAGTGTGACTCGATAGAAGATGTAGCTAACAGATATATACAAATGAAAAAAGATTTAGATAATCTGTTTAGACAAAATGTAGCTTTAAGACAGGCAGAGACAGCTTCATAAAATATTTTAAAACATTATAAAGAACAATGTTAACAAAACATGTTAATATTGTTCTTTTTTAGTTCACAAAATTAGCCAGCTGATTACTGTATTATAAAATATAGTAATAATTACGGAGGATAAAATGATTTATACTTATCAGGAACGATTGAAAGGAAAAAAGGTCGGAGTTGTTTTCGGAACCTTTGCACCTCTTCATCAAGGACATCTCGATGTTATTATGAGAGCTAAGAAAGAATGCGACGGAGGATGTGTAGTTCTCGTAGATGGTAGAGAGGGTGACAGAGGTGGAGAGCTTATGCCTCTTAAGCTGCGTTATCGCTATGTGAGAGAACTCTTTGCTGACGACGATCTTGTGGCGGTTTACCCTATTGATGAAACTGAACTCGGCATTGAAGCTTATCCGAATGGCTGGGATAAGTTCATGGCCAAAGTTGAAGAAATTCTTGCATCTGCTACTGCTGCTGGTCGGCTTGTATTTTATGTGAGCGAAGAAGAGTATGCAACTCATCTTGAAAGCCTCGGCTATGGAGTAGTAAAGCTCGACCGAACACTTAATCCTATTTCGGCAACGATGATTAGACAGAATCCCATTAAGTATTGGGATAAAATTACTTTTCCTTTTAGAAGAGTATTCAGCACTAACATCTTGATCTGCGGTACAGCGAGTGAAGGTAAGACAACTTTAGTAAAAGACCTCGGCAAATATTTCAATGCACCTTATTCTCACGAATATGCCCGAGACTATATGAAAGAAAGCTCTATCTCAGAATGGGAACTTGACGGAGCTGACTACCTTGCTTTTCTCGACGGACAGTATCAGATGAATAAGAAGTTGATTAACTCGCCGAGTAATCAGGGAATCTTCTTTGCGGACTCTGATAGCATGACTACTCGCATGTATGCTGAATATTATCACAAAGATCCTGAGCTCGACCTTACTGAAGAAGAGTTTAAAGATATTGCTGTTGCAGCTGATGCAATCACTAAGAAATGTCGTTGGGATAAGATTTACCTACTCTGCCCTCACGGAACATTTGTAGATGATCACACTCGCTATATGGCTTTTAGCGGTGACACAGAAAGAAGAGAGCTCTTTGAAATTCTTTGTAATAATATCAAAGCTTCCGGTAATTGGGATAAGGTAGTTATTCTCGATGGCGGATATTATAATAACTTTAAGAAAATTGTTGATGATGTAAAGGAGATTATTGAAAATGGTAAAATGGCTTAAGAATGAATTTTGGAATGGTTACACTACTTTTGAGAAAATCTTTTTCGCTTCCTTGATCCTGCTTCAGGTGATTATGTATTTCATTGTACCTGACTCTGCTATCGGGATTGTCTGCGGACTTGCCGGTGTTATCTGCGTCGCCCTTACAGCGAAGGGAAAGATTTCTTCGTATATCTTTAACTTTGTTCAGATGATTACCTACATGATTATCTGTTGGGACTTCGCTCTTTATCTTGAGTTTGGTGAACAGGTGTTTTACTTTATTGTTTGTATCTTCGGTGTATTCATGTGGAAGAAAAATATGAAGAAGAATGACGACGGAACTAAACAGGTAAAAGCTAAGAAGTTTAAACTTTGGCAGTGGCTTGTGGCTACCAGTGTAGTTGCTCTTAGTACCTTCTTGCTTGGTTATTTTGGCGAAGCAGTTCTTGGAAGTACTCTTCCTTATCTTGATGCTATGACTGTCGCACTCGCTGTAATTGCTCAGCTTCTTATGGTTTGGAGATACAGAGAACAGTGGGCTTGTTGGATTCTTATCGACGTAGTAAGTTTGATTATGTTTATTATTCTCGGTCAGTGGTCTATGGTTGCTATGTACATTGCTTGGACTGCTAATGCTTTCTATGGTTGGTACAACTGGACCCTGCTTCAGAAGGCTGCATAATTTAAATAATTAAATATTGTATAATATAGTAAATTAAATTTGAAAGGATAATTAAAAATGAAAAAGCTTCTTATAATGTTTCTTTGTATTACTGTTCTTGGAACTTGCTGCCTTGGCTTTGCTTCCTGTTCGGCGGCGGACAATATAAATAACAATCTTTCCAAAGCAGCAGATAACTTCGAGTGTCTTCGAAAGATTACAGTCTACAACGCACGCACAGACCTAATCATTATGGAAATGGAAGGCTACATGAGCCTTTCTAATAATTCTACGAATGAACTTGTGGTTACTTGTAAGACCGGCGAAAATGTATACAAAAAGAATTATATTTACCTTAATGAATACGTTATCTATGTCGTAGAAGATATTACAGGTACTGCTACCGACCCTTATCATTATAAAGTACACTTCTATACGGCGCTCCCCGATATTGATGTGAATAAGTAAAGAACAATATAAAGAACAATACTTAGGATAAAAACTTCGTATTGTTCTTTTTCTATTGAACTAAGCATTTGCTAAATTATACATAAGAAACTATAACTGAAAGGAATTAAACAAATGCTTTTAAATGAAGAGTTTTTACGTATATATGAAGAACTTTCAGATATTAATAATGGCCTAGAAGAAAAATTTGATACTCCTGGAGCTGAAGTAGTTTACGGAGAAGAAGCTACCACTATAGAAGGTGTATTACGTTACTTTGTAGAAGATATACATACTTTAGCTGCTATTATAGGCAGAGGACGTATCAAAGCTTCTCAACAGAAAGAAACGGATACTCAAACACCTCGTGGAGAAAAACAGCATAAAAAACGTCCATTTGTATCTTTCTCTCGTCAATTGTTTAGTCATGCTTATCGTGCGCCAAAAAAATGGAAATATGGTATTGCTGTAAGCCAAGAAAAGCTTGAGGATAGAGTACAACAATTACAAGGTGCTAACATTAGCACTGACTTCGACCACCCCGGCAGCACTATGCACGTATATGGCGCAGCGAAGCTACAAGATGGAACTGAATTACTTATTACTTCGTTTGGTAGCTTTACAATCAACTTAAATGATAATATAAGACAAGCACTCAAACAGCATCAAGGTGTTGACGTTGGAAGAACTGACTTTTATGATAAAATAAAAAACTTTTTTGATGCCTTTATCGAAGAACGACGTGAAACTAAGCCTGATACTCTAATATCATATACAGAAGATATAGAAGAAATAGAAAAACATTTAGTAAAACGTCGTCCTATAGAATCAAGAGTAGTCGAAGGCTTTATTCTAAGAGGCTTCTGTAGAACGCAGATTCTGTCTCCATACTTTGTTGACCTCTATAAAGAAATACCGGGACTTTTAGATTATATAAAAGAGCACACTAATCTTAATGAAGGTGAGTTTAGAGTATGGCTAGCAGACGATCAGCCGTATCTAAGGATAGAAGACTGCATAGTCGGTATTGTTCTACCTTCTAATTATAAAGAAAATAATTATGATAACGAACAAAATACTGCACCTGATGTAATGTGGCTTCGTAAATTAGTAAAAGAGCAAGACCTCACAATCTATGTTTATCAGTCAAAAGAAGAATCTAATATCCCAGAGATTGACTTGAGCATAAAACGAGCTAAGACACTCAAAAAACCTTCTATTATGGAATACTTCTACAAAATTACAAGCTCTCGAGAAGCAGTTATCGATTTTGTTAAAAATGAGTTAACAAAGTATAAGAATACTAATGGCTATAATATAGCATATAACGCGGCACTATCTAAAAATACTACCTCTACTGCAGACATAACAACTAATGAAAAATACAACTACAAAGCTTTCTTAGAAGCAATACAAGAACATGGGCTAAATATAAAAGATATTTATGCGATCTATAATACAGGCCAGTCACTATTTAATGCAGAAGAAGCCTTCGCAGACAAAACTAAAAGTGCCGATACAATTCAAGCATTCCTTACACAACTTACTACAGAGTCTCCTGAGAAAAGTTTGGCGATAGCTTATACCGACTGGTTCATCAAAAATACAAACGCTATTCGTACTAATATAACTGCACTAGAGCCTGTAAATGTAGATTGGAGCCATTTTTCAAAGTACTGTAAACAAAAGTTTAATTATAACTCAAGAGATTTAGTAACATTAAGCAAAGGCATGCCAGCAGTAGACCGGTTACCAATAAAAGATTTATTTAAAAAAGCTGCTAACACAAATAGGAAAAACACTTTAAAATATCTTAAAAATTTTGCTACAGAATATCCAACGGCGTTGTCTCTTGCATATAATAATTATATGGGAAAGTATGCAACTGATATAAGCGCAGTTGCACTTTATGGAAATACTGACTATAACTATAAAGCTTGGCTTGAAAAAGTTACAGACCCAAATGGGCCAGTTAAATTAACCAAAGAAGAAGTGCTAAAATACTTTAGAGAGTATAAAGCCGAAACCATGAACAATAATTAAAATAATAAAAGCTTAGAGAGTAAAATCTTTAAGCTTTTTCTTTTTCCTTTATTTTAGGCAGATTGCTACTGTATAATATTATATAGAAATTAATAGGAGGAAGTATTAATGGAATGTCCTAGTTGTAAAAATACTCGCGGCTTTGCTTGCGGTACTTGTATTGAATGTGGATATAATTATCTTGATAATACATATCACTTTATCGAGGTTCGTACTGAACTTTTAGAGCGTTTAGTTTCACCTGAGGTATTTGAGTATCTCGTGGCGGAACATGACAAATGGAAAAAGAAATGATAACTAAATATTTTGGAGGACTAACCAAATGGATCATGTAAATATTATTTCTAAAGAATCTATTACAATGATGGCGCCTTGGGCAACTAATGTTATTGGCATCTTTGGTTTTTCTATGATCATCTTTCTTATAGGTTTGTTAATCTATTCTTTTAAGGATCATAAAAAGCTTTCTAACGAAAAGTTGTCAAAGGCTATTCTTTATATTGGCACAGCTGGTTTATGCGTGCTTTTAATCATGGGTTGCACCCTCGGGCTATTTTTCAGAGTACCAAGTGGAAGGTATAAATACGAGGCAACTATAGATGAAGAAAATATGACTGTGGCAGAATATAATGAATTTATGAAAGCTTATAGCCACAGCTACTGCAAAGACGGAATCTATCATTTCGAGGACTGGGTTGAATAACACGGAGGCTTAATATGTACGAATCAACAAAATTAGAATATACTAAAACCTATGAAGAAGAGCAGGAAGAACAAAGCAGGGTAGCTACTGCAGAATATTATCTAAGGCGTTTTGGGGTAGAAACAAAAACAGATTACGGTTATTATAGAAATACATACGATATTCTAAAAGACCTCGGGGAATATCTGATTGAAGCGGGTATCTGTAAAGCCAGACCTTCTTTAGCTGCAGAAGCAATTTCTAAAATTACTACTATCGAAGAAGATATGTTCACGCCGGAGCAAGTAAGAAAAATGACTCAGCAAGAAGTAAGAGATAATTATAAGAAAATTACTGAGTCTATGAAATATTGGAGATGATATAGAAGATGTATTTCCGCATGAGCAGGTTCCTTATCTATTTGTAATCTTTATCAAAATTTAGATTTTTATATTGTATAATATTAATATTAAAAATATATTTTAAGAAAGGTAAAAAATAATATGGATAATAATGTTAAACATTGGATTGAAGAAGGCCATAAGATTATCGATGAAAAATATTGGAAAGATTGGGATAAGTGTGTTCCTATTAGATTAGATGATCTTTATCACGGTATGGAGCTTGGTTGCTGCCTTGAGATTGTAAAAGCTCTCAACGAGGGTTGTGACTTATCTCACGCCCTTAAACTTATGGAAGCTCAGAATCATAGTGGCATGAGCTGGGGACTTGTTAGAAGCATGATTTATAGCTTCTGCGACCGTGGAGAAGAGTTTGCAAAGGTAGCAGTATAATATAAAAAGAACGGTATCTAATGGGTATCGTTCTTTTTCTTTTCCGGCGACATGAAAAAAAATAAATGAGTTAAGGTTTTACCTTAATCTCATATATAAAACAATATAATAAATAACCTATATAGAAAATGAGTTTAAGTTTTAAGATAAGAAAAATATATTTCATGTTAAAATCTATCTGTCGCTGCTGTATTATATATTAAAGAATATTTAGGAGGAATACTATGACTACACAATTTTATAATGATGTTCTTAAGTTCCTGCACTCAACATATTCAGAAAATTATAAATTTAATATTAATGTAACTAAAGGCCTTTTAGGTGAGGATACTGCCGAACTGGTAGTTGAAGCTGGTAACGGTCTTGTAATTAAAGCTTCTAATGTTTACATGAAATATATTTTCAATGAGTATGAGTCAGAAAGATTTCTGCAGGAAAGAAAAATCTTTAGTTGGCAGAAAGAACTTATTGATATAACTGAAGGAGGATAATATGAGACTTATTGACGCGAACAAATTTCAAGAAACCCTTGACAAAGTAAGTAGAGAACCTGACTATCAACATGAAGGCGAGGACTGGCGCGATGGTCTTAATCTGGCCGGTTGCCTTCTCGACCAGGAACCTACTGTAGATTCCTTTGAGGACCAGAATAAGAAGTTCTATGACTTCGTAGATTTCCTTGGTAAACAAGTAAGAACTCTGCATGATGGTTGTTTAATTGGTTCTTATAAGGAAGCCCTTGAGGACCTTAGCTTTGAAGTATGTAAGTATCTTGATAAGCAGGGAATTCCTCTTAATAGAACTCCTTTGACTGCTGAATACCTTGATAGCAATGACCATAAAGAATTTCTGAGAGGAGAAAACTAAATGTCTTATACTTTAGAAAAAGGAAATAGAAAAATAGTTCTCTTCTCTGGTGGCTTTGATTCTGCTCTTGTTCTTGCGAGATTAGTAAAAGAAGCAGAAGATAACACTTCTGTTTGTGCCGTCACGATTGATCACAATCTTACAGGAACACAAAAGCTTAGAAGAGAATATGAGAGTCAGCTCTTAATTCTCAGGGAACTGCGCAAACAATTTCCTAAAATTAAAATTGAACATGAAGTAATTCATGTAGAATCGAATTGGATCACAGGCGACGCTTATAATAGCAGAGGATTAGCTCAACCTATTTTTTGGCTGTGCAATATTATTCCCATCCTGGAACATAAAGATACCTTGTATTTGGGTTATAATCAAAATGACCAAGCGATACTCCATGAAAAAAATATTAATAACTTAATTAAGGCGGCATGTAAAATACAAGAAGATAAAATAATCTATACACATTATCCTCTTAAGTACTTTAATAAAACAGATGTAGTTAAAACACTTATGGAAGAATTTCCTTACTTGGTAGAACTCTGCACTTCCTGCGAGGCTGTTATATATGAAGGAGAAAAAGTATGTGGAGAATGTGTTCCCTGTACTCATCTAAAAGAAGCTTTATTTAATCTTACTCTTAATAATAATGAAGTAGGAGAAAAAGCAAAAGAACTATTAAAGTCTCGTTTCGGTATTGAGATCTCGGTCACCTATGAAACAGAAGAACAAATTGTTGAAGAACCTGTAGATGAATATACAGAAGAAGAATGTATAAAAGCAGATAATTAAAATATAAGAACTTAGGTAGAAATACTTAAGTTCTTTTTATAATTTATCATATATGATAAATAACATACTTCTTTCTTCCTTAATCCTTCATACCTGATAAATTATCAGATTATTAAAATAATAAATTAATTAAAATATTATGCTAAATTAAATGAATGGGAAAAAGTGGATGCGACAAATAGACTCATTTGATAGTATGCTTCTGAGAGCTGGCTTTCTCGGGAGCTTTTATTATAAGGAGAACTTAACATGGAATTAAGAGAATGGCAATATATAAATAAGCCTGCTGCGAGTTCTAATACAGCTTCAGTAGTGAGTACTTCTTCTAATACAGGTTTTAAGAAGCGGCTTGCGAAGTTAATTAGATATCATGGTGACAATCTTCCCGTTGACGTAGATTATCTTTTCGTCGGCTTACTTACTAAGGACAGGCTCGGGTTCGCTGAGCAGTACGATGACGGACAGGTAGTAGAATATAAAATTTCTATTGACCCTGCTTCAGAAGATTGGCAAGTAAGAATATTTGTTAATAGACAACTTGATGAGGAACTAAAAGGAACCGGCTGGCCTGAGCTTTTAAAAACTCTTAGACCTTATATAGTGGTTCCGGAAACTAGAGAGCTTGAGTATAAGAACTTACTTACTGAGTGGGTTGCTATGAACAATAAAACTCCTTCTACCGGCGGCTACAAGAAAAGATTTGAAAAACTTATTAAGTATCATATAGACCATGCTTCCTCCGAGCTAGAGAGCATTACTTACAAGGATATTAAGGAATACAGCTTCCACCTTAGTGAGCACTATAATACTGGTAATGATGAATTCGATAGAACTATTATAGTAAGTGTTAATAAATATACTGATGAATTCTATCTTAGTATTTTCGTGGATGGCAAAGTAGTTTATCAAAACGATTACGAAGGCTATGAGAAAGTTTTAGAAATTCTTACTGACACCTATATGTTTCTTCCGAACGAAGGAACTTCAGATTATGACGACCTTCTTACTGAATCTCTTAATGAATGGCAGCTTATGAATCCTCCTAAAGCTTCTCAGTCCGCTTCAGCAACTTCTTCTAAAACTAATAAAGAAAAATTTGCTGAGTTAGTAGCTTATATGCAGAAGCATAAAGATTCTTCTGTTATTTTTACTTCTGTAAACGGGCCGAATGACACTGGCTTCGAGTACGAAGAGCAGAGAGCCTTTACCAATGGAGACGAGTATAACCTTAGTTTAGAAGTAGAGTGTAAATTTGGTGATCTATTTTTTATTCATTTAGATATGGACGGACAGCGAATAGCTACTAAATCCGCCGTCGGCTGGGAAGACTTATTATTAAAAATTAAAACTCACTTTCATGTTCCTAAGACAGGAAGTCCTGAACATAAAAGTCTTACTGAATCTTTTTCTATAGCCGACGACTTCAAGCTTTACGAAAATCTTTGGGATTAATTTTATTTATAGAAAGGCAAAACTAAATGAATTTACTTCAAGCTTATAAGTTTTTAGATATGATTACTGAAGGCCTCGACGGTTATCAGGAAGAATATAAGAACTATGTTATAGAACATAAAGAAAGAGTTACTCAGTTTTCTTCTTGGCTCCAGAAAGAGTGTCCCGACCTTTTCGAGAATATAGATATAGAAGTATTTAATGATCTCATAGCCGAGCACGACGAATCTAAGTTCTCAGAAGAAGAGTTTGAACCTTACGCTCAGAAGTGGTTCGGCGACGGAAAGAAGACTCCTGAATATGAAAAGGCTTGGGAACACCATTATATGAATAATGAGCATCATCCTGAGTACTGGGACGGCGAGGACATGCCTTATATCTATATACTCGAGATGATCTGCGACTGGGGTTCCTTCTCTATAGCCTCGGGAGATATAAAAGAGCTTAGTGATTTTTATTATAATAAAGCTAAAGCCGACCCAGAGAAAAATCTTTCTGAAGCCACACAGGAAATTATAGAAGACATACTTTCTCGTATTGATTCTGTTATTAAATAAAAAAATAAATGGACCTTCTTTTTGAGGGTCCTTTTGTTTATGCTTTCCCAGGCAGCTGTAATTCATCCAATTTCGTCATTTAATGCCGTAGGTATATAAGTTATAGGCCCGAGGAAGAAAACGCGACAGAGAGGGTTTTAGGGCCGTCTGTGTGTGTTTTAAAAATATAAGGCCTACCTGGAATTGTTTACGAAATGTTCACAACCTCGTTTGGTTCAATTTAAGGTACCTATAACGCGATGAAAGCCTGTAGGCTACTACTTACTAGGGTACTAGTATTCAAGGGCGATACAGAGAGTTTATGGCATGCTAGCGTGCGTCTGGCGGGCTTGCAAGCCCCGGAACTCACAGAATTTTGTTAACAAAAAATTTACGACAGGCTCACGAAAAATTTACAATTTCTTTAAAACGAAATTTTAGAAATCTCAAGCTGCAAAAAGTTTACTTTTTCCTTAGGGTAAAAGTGAGTTTTCTTTAAAAAATGAATTAAGCAATTCTCAAAATTTCGTTTTTAACTATTAAATTATTAATTTATTAAATTAATAGCCCGCCCGGTAAATAAATATATATTTTTCTAAAAAATTTTTTAATAATTTATTAAATTACTATAGTATATACTGTATAATATATTAGATAATTATATATATAAATAAAAAATACTATATAAATATACTTACTGTATATCTATATAGCCTTTGGAAAATTTTTATTTTTTCTATAGATAGATCTCGAGCTAAATAATGATCTATAAAAAATATATTTAATTATTTATCTTTACAATCAGCAAGCTGATTGTTTACGTTTCGAAAACCTAACGGTTTTCTCAACGTATTGAGTTTTTTAAATACTCTTATAAACTTTACTTAAAGTTTAGCAAATAATTTTAAAGAAAAAATATTTTTTTTGTTAGAGGAGCCAAAAATACATATGAAAACATTAGTTGCGCATAAAACCCCCGTAATTAGATGTCCTCACTGCGGAGCAGAATATCTTCCCGGTGAGATCTACATGCCTGGTTCTTTGATAGGCCAGCCGGATGATATAGTAAAAGATGCAGTAGGAAAGATTATCTATGAGGATTATTCTACTGAAGCTCGAGAGCCGGACATGATCGAGCACTTTATCTGCGAATTTTGTGATAAGCCTTTTGTTATTGAGGCTACTACTACATATAAGTCTATGAAAGAGGCTCCGGAAGCTGACTTCTCAACCCAATACGTTCCTCTTTTAGATTAATTGCACCTATAAGGCTAAATTTAAGGCTATTGCTTGCACTTACGCCGGATTTAGCTTCTTTTGCTTTTTATATTATGTAATTTAGGAGATTTCAGAATTGATAAGAATATTTGAAATATCTCCGGGAAAAAAGATTTCGGGCTTAAGCTCACTAATTATAGATTTCGACTTTAATCAGTACATAGTAGACGCCCTTAAGACACTCCCTACTTATCATTACTTCAAGAAGGAGAAATGTTGGGAGGTTCCCATTTGCTACCTAGGCAGAGTTTTAGATAGTCTTACTTTCCTGGACGATATACAACTTAAACTTTTAGATACACCGGAATCAGACGGATTTCGTTTACACAGAAAATATAATCTTGAGGCCCTCTCCGAGATTGAGAAGATTTCGTTTAAGGCTTCCCCTTTCCCACACCAATTAGAAGCTGTAGACTTTCTACTTAAACAGGAGAAGTCTTTGTTACTTGACGGCTGCGGAGTTGGTAAGTCTCTCGAGATGATCCTCTTTGCAGAAACTCTTAAGAAGAGAGGGATTATAGAGCACTGTCTCGTAATTACCGGAATTGCCGGACTTAGAGGAAACTGGGAACGCGAAATTCAGAAGTTTTCGACCGAGTCGGTAGTTACTATCGGAAAGTATGTTACTAGAACCGGTACTACCAGATATCACTCTATGGTTAAAAGAGCTGAGCAGCTTAAGAATAAAATCGATGAGTTCTTCGTTTTAATTAACGTTGAGTCTATTAGAGACCCCAAGATTGTCGAGGCTATAAAGACTTCTGAAAATAAATTTGGGTTAATAGCTTTCGATGAGTCTCATAAGATTGGAGCACCGGATACTACTCAGTATAATAACCTAATGAAACTAGACGCAGACTTTAAGGTAGCAGCCACTGGTACTCTCATAGTTAATAGCCCTCTCTCTGCTTTTCCTAGTCTAAAGTTCACTGATAACGAAAGTGCGACACTTACGAATTTCAAATCTCAGTACTGTAATTTTGGTGGCCCTTTCGGAAATAGCCAAATTATTGGTTATAAGAACTTAGAGGTACTTCGAGAGGAAATTGATAGCTGCTCTATTAGACGTACTTTATATGATGTTAGAGCTGATATTCCGCTGCTTACTATAGATACTGAATACCTTGAGATGGATGAGAGCCAACAAAAGTTCTATGAGGCTATCAAAGAAGGGGTCAAAGAAGAGGCAGATAAGATTGAACTCAAGTCTGGAAATTTACTTGCGCTTACTACACGGTTGAGGCAGGCCACAGCATGTCCAAACGTGCTTACTACTCAAAGTATTGATTCAGTAAAAGTACAAAGAGCTTTTGAATATATCCAAGAGATTGTGTCTCAAGGTGAAAAGGTTGTAGTATTTTCTGTGTTTAAAGAGCCTTTGCATCAGTTGGCCACAAAATTAGAAGGATTTCGATATACGTTAAATACAGGAGATGTAGATGATGCAACAGTAATGAATAATGTTGCTAGATTCCAAGAGGACTCAGATGAGCAAGTCTTTTTGGGTTCGTGTTCTAAGATGGGTGTTGGCTATACACTTAATTCGTCTATGTACCTGATTTTTATTGATACTCCGTATACCTTCGCCCTTTTTGAGCAGTGTTATCAACGCGTACACAGAATTTCTAATACTAGACCTGCTTATATTAAGGTACTTGTGTGTAAGGAAACTATTGATGAGCGAGTTCAGGAAATAGTATCAACAAAGAAAGATTTGGGCGAGTACCTAGTAGATGGTAAAGATTCTAGTAGCTTATCAACAGGTTTACAGGATGAGCTAAGAAAAATTATTTTGGAGCTTTAATTATTTGCTAAATTATGTAGATAGCTCCTTCGGCAGTGGCATGCCTGTTGGAGTGATTAAAATTCTGACACATTGTCGAAGGAGAGATCTACATGTTAAAATCTTATTTATTATCTTTGGGTTGTTTTATCGATAACGAGTACTTGGAAGAGTATTTGTCATTTATTGAGCAGCCTTTTTCTTTTTCCAGTACTGAATACACTGAAAAGCATCATGTAATTCCAAGAAGCTATTACAATTCAGATTATTCAAAGGATTCAAAGTTTGCTTCAACTGAGGATATCTCACTAAATGACCCGCACAATCGATTAGTAGACTTGACTTATTCAGATCATTTTTATGCTCATTGGCTTTTGTTTAATTGCACTACTGGTAAGCTAAAAACGAGTAACGCTAAAGCTATTCTCGCAATGAGCGGTAAACCCGACATTTTACACTTTTCTAAAGATGCTATTATGCAGATTTGTACTGAGATAAAACGAAATTTGGATTTCTATTGGTCGCCTGAAGATGATGCTAAACTAGCCGAACTTTATCGTACCGGCACCTCAGCAGAAACTGTGGAAAATATCGCCAAAGTTTTAAATAAAACACCTGCAGCGGTCAAAGGCAGAGTCTGTACACTCGGGCTTTCGGATCGTATTTGGACTTCTGAAGAAGAAACCTGGCTAAAATTAAACTATGTAGATTTAGGTAGAGAGGCTTGCGCTCAATACTTAAGTAGAACACCTGGCTCAATAGAGCACAAAGTAACTAATTTACAAATTTCTGACCGCTTATGGACAGACGAAGATACGGAGTGGCTAATAGCTAATTATGCTACAACGTCGATGACCGCCTGTGTTGAATTTTTGAATAGAAGCCCTAGTAGTATAACCTCGAAGGCAGCTCGTCTTCAGTTAAGTAAGGCTACTTTTTGGACGGTTGAAGAAGACGCTTGGTTACGAGAAAACTTACCTGCCAATACCTGGCAGTATTGTAGCGATTATTTAGGTAGAAGTATAAATAGTCTCAAGCAAAGAGCCTTTAAATTGAAAATTCCTAATGATTATAACATCAAACGTTTAAAAAGTGTACGTTGTACGGAGACTGGCGAATTATTTATTTCAGTTGGTCAAGCTTGTAAAAAATATGGGATAAGTGTAAAATCAAATTTACGAGGAAAATTAAAGTCCGTAAAAGGGTTACATTTCGAATACGTTGTAGAGGAGAATTAAGTTGGAGCAGTTAATACCGGCTAACGAAATTACGCCAATCTCTAAGGAAGCCAGGGAGCTTGGCCTTGTAGTTAGATATGATACTATAAGGTACAGGGATCACGAGATCAATTTTCTAAGTGATCCCTCTGGAGTTCAATGCTTCGCTCAGTGGAGAGGGAAGCTAGTAGACCTAGGATTAAACAATATCTACTACAAAGAAGATATGTGTAAGTTTGTGGATCGAGAACTCGACCTTATAACTGACTTCCGTAATTATCCGGATTTCGCCGGTGCGAAATTAGAGTATTTTCATAATGGAGATTTCAGAGATATCCGGCTTTGCTACAAAGGCAGGATACTCAAAGTCTTCCTAGTTGCCGGTGAAGTAAACGAGATTCAGCTAATTTCGGAATCTGAGAAGATGTTAAGAAAGTCCGGATTACTTGATGAAATTTAAGTAATTTCGATTTGCTAAATTATACGATTAACCTTTAAGGAGAACATAAATGGTAACATATATTTATTTTGTAAAGTGCCCCAACTGTGAAGATGAGCACTTCGATTTCTTTGATGAAGCAAAAGAGTTTGCTTTGGGTTGCCTAAGTCAGAAACCTATTATTACTCAGACAGAGGTATGCCGCAACGACTTCGGCGAGTGTACTGATTCTGCTGATCTCGGAACTGTTTGGTCTTGGGAAGATATAATGGGTGAGTCCGAGGGTGGATACACCGAAGCAGAACCGACTAAGTCTATTTTCACTAAAGACGACCTTAAGCTTATGGCTGATGGTCAGGATCCCGAGTTTGATTCATTAGACAACTCCGTAGACTGCAAAGCGGAGGAACCTATCTTAGATGAGTGGGTAACTACCCCTGGACAAGAGACTGCTAAACAATATGTAATAAAAGTGAGTAACGACAGCGATGGATATAACTATGAAGGCAATGGTGGTAGAAGTCTCGTACGTATCGATTCAGACGCTTTGTCAATATTTAGTTCATTAGCCGATGCTGAGGCTTCTCTCGCTGGTTACAAGAAAGGCTCAAAGGCTAAGATTGTAGAACTTGCTGATGAGCTCCGCAGAAAGCCTATTCCAGAAGGAATGACTATCGAGCAGCTAGTAGAAGAGATGGAAGAGAACGAGGATACCGTAGAGTGTGCTTGGTGTAATGACCTCTTTGATAAGAGTGAGTGTCGTTATGAGGTTGGAGCAGGCGGACCAGATGATGGTCTAGGCTGGCTCTGCAGCAGATGTGAGATGGCTATTAAGTCTAGAGGCGAGACTCTAACGTTTAGAGAGAATAACTATTGGGATTTCCTTGATGAGGACATTGACAACGCTAAATCTCTCGCTGACCTTGTAAAAGATTCTATTAATCACTTGGTGAATGATATTGGCTATGATTCTTCTGCAGAAGATTTCGTAGATGATGTTATTGCAGACATAGAGAACAACTACGATATTGAAGTTCCAGAGGATCCAGAAAAATATAGAGGTTGGGCAAGTGCTATAGCTTGTGAAATTTCTCGACAACTTAATAACCAACCCCAGCTCGACGAAGAACTTGAGACTAAAACTTGGATTTGTGAATTTGATGGTAAAGAAATTGGAACTGTGGAAGCAGTAACAGAAGAAGAAGCTTATGAAGCAATGGAGCACAAGTACTATGACTATAACTATGGTTTATATGATGGTGTAGCTATGGTTTATCCTGCAGATGAAGACCTTACTGAAGCTTCTTTATCTGATATTGCTGCTGCAGCTAATAGTGAATTTGGTAGTTCTTGGGATGATGACTACCTTTTAGATGTAGCCGGAGTCGATGATGATTTCAGATCGATTGACAGCTTTGGTGATACACTTTCTAAAGTAAGAAAAGCAAGAGAGCTGAGCCCAGAAAAGATTGCTGAGCGTGAAGCCAAAGCTGCTGAGCATGAAAGACAGAAGAATATGCGTTTTGCTCAACGCTATGTGGCAAAGTATGGTGCCGAAAGATATAACACTCAGTACCCTGTTGGACGTCAAAATTGGAGACAAGAGTGGCCTTATTATGATGAAGCTACCGGGGAGTTTGTAGAAGGCGAACGTAGAGATGAGCTAGTTAAAAAGTTTGAGGATGAACAACATGCAAAAAGGATGGCTGAATACGAAGAACGTCATAATCAACCACGTTGGTATATTCAAACTAGATATAATGGTAAATGGCATAATTTAATGAATACTACAGCTACAACCAAAGAAGCCGCTGAGAGTTGGGCATTAGATTATATGAAAAATTTAGAAGCAGAAAGACGTGCAGCTGGTGGTCGCTTTGATTGGAAAGAAACTGACATAAGAGTCGTTGCCGGCAAAGGTCCAGGCCCTGGAGCACTTCAACGCTTTGAAGAAGACTTTGATCCAGAAGAGCTTCATGACCTCGGTAATGAATATGATGACGGTTATCCTAACGAAACTTCAGAAGTTTCAGATTCTCATTTAAGGCTTTGCCCTGAGTGTGGTAAAGAAACCTTTGATATCGAAACTGGCATTTGTGTAGATTGCGGATTTAATTAATTTTTATCGTATAATATAAAGTCAGGCAGTTGAGAGGACTTCTGTCCGGCTTAATATAAAAATAACAAAAAGGATTGGTATTTAAAAATGACAAAGAAGAATGACACCAGAAAAACAGATGTAGAGTATGGTTACTACTCAAAGCTTTTGAAGGAACCCTTTGATACTATCGAGGAACTTCAGGAAGCTGAGGAAGCTTACTATGCTAAACAGAAAACTAAGGAAGACGCTGCTGCTCAGAAGAAAGCTGATGCTCTTAAGGTAGAAGATGCATTTAAGGCACTCAATGCTGCACGTAAGACTTATAAGGAAGAGCTTACTCAGCTTACCAAGGAGTATGCTGAAGCTCTTGATAACCTTAAGAATGCTTTTGAGCTCGGCAAGAAGGATATCCATAACAAGCTTGCTGAGGCTGAAGAAGTCTATCAGGTAGCACTTAAGGAGTTTACTGATAAGTATGATTCTTATCACATCACTTTAAAAGATGGAGACTTCGAGACAACACTTAGCAAGCAGACTTCCGATAATGTACCTACAAAGAAAGCAATAGATATTTTCGATCTTTTCTTTGGTTATTAATTTGAAAAATTTCAGACAATTTGAAAAATTTCAAATTACATATCGTATAATATACTATAAGATACTAAATCTTATAGACAAGTTTCCTCCTTTCGTAAGAGCCTCGGATTTCCTCCTGCCGAGGCTCTATTATTTTAATTACAAAGGTTTATTAACATGGACGACACAAAAGAACTATTTTTAAATTTAATAGAAAATGCTAAAGCCGGTGAACATACGAAATTTGAACAATTACGCTTCTTTAGCGAGTATGCCGGTGGAAGAGCTACTTTACGTGCAGTTATGAAAGTTATAGACATTTTAGAAGGTTCTGCAAATACCTTATTTAAAAAGTACTGTAAGGCTATTAAACATCATCAGGCTGATGTTAATCTGATATTAGCTTATAAGCAACTTCAGCAGGCAATTTATTTTTATAGAGAAGAGCAGAAGATCATTAAGGATATTTTAATAGATTACGAAAACTGGCTATTCGCCGGCAATTTCCTAAAAGCTTTTCTTTTCGGAGAGGAGAGAGATATATGGAACATTCGCTAACTACTTTATTTCATGCTTATGCGGATCAAGAGAAGCCTCCGGTAATCGAGTTGCTTGATATAAATAAGAAACCTGTGGGAGCCATCTACTTCGATAAGTTTAAGTATAAAAACTTTATAGTATCCGAAACTAATAACTCTGAGAAGTATTATTTATATGTAGACGGACTTGGGATTTATTTCTCGTTTTATCAAAAAATAAACCTTTAATATCGTATAATATTATAGGTGAGTGATTAGGGTTAAAGTGTTCATTGGCATCGGGATGGTGGGTTAAAGATCTGCCGTCCCGTCTCCTTTTTTATAACCCGAAATAGCTTAAAAATTTGCTAAATTTATTACCCCAGGTAAATGAACTTTGGGAGATAATTACTATAGAAAGGTGGAAATTATGCAAAGAGTTATTAAGCGTGATGGCAGAGAAGTCGAATTTGATAAGTCCAAGATTATCAAGGCAATTTCTCATGCTAATCAGGAAGTTATCAAATCAAAGCAGATTGGTCCTAGAAAGATTGATCAGCTTGCTAACATAGTAGAAGAGAAGTGTAAGGAGTATAAGAGAGCAATTAAGGTTGAAGACATTAACGATCTTATCGAAGACGAACTTATCTCCCGAAATTACAACGATCTCGTTCGCGCGTTTATTCGGTATAGGTACAATAAAGAATTAGTAAGAAAGTCTAACACTACCGATGATTCGATTCTTAGTTTGATTAATCTAAGTAATGAGGAACTCAAGCAGGAGAACGCAAATAAGAACCCGGTAGTTAACTCTACTCAGAGAGACTACATGGCTGGAGAAACTAGTAAGGACATTACTAGAAGACTTCTTCTTCCTAAGGATGTAGTGAAGGCGCATGACGAAGGAACTATTCACTTCCATGACTCAGATTACTTTATTCAGAAGATGCATAACTGCGACCTCGTTAATCTCGAAGACATGCTTCAAAACGGAACCGTAATTTCCGGAACTCTAGTCGAGAAGCCTCATAGTTTCGCGACTGCTTGTAATATCGCTACGCAGATCATCGCACAAGTAAGCAGTAACCAGTACGGTGGACAGTCTATCACCCTCTCCCACCTGGCTCCTTTCGTAGATATTTCTAGACAGAAGATCAGAGCCGAAGTAGAAGAAGAGTTTAATTCTTTTAAGATCATTAAGCTGTTTATGAAGTTACTACCATCTAAATACCGTACTAGCATAATTAACAAAATTACAGAGAAGAGAGTTCGCACAGAAGTAAAGCGCGGAGTGCAAACTATTCAGTACCAAGTTAATACTCTACTCACTACTAATGGTCAAGCTCCCTTCATCACGGTGTTTATGTATCTTAATGAAGTAGAAGATGAAAGAACCAAGAAGGATCTCGCGATGGTGATCGAAGAAGTACTTCTTCAAAGACGTGAGGGAATCAAGAATGAGAAAGGTATCTGGGTTTCCCCCGCATTCCCGAAACTTGTATATGTTCTAGAAGAAGATAATGTGTATCCGGATTCCGAGTACTGGTACCTCACTAAGCTTGCGGCGAAGTGCACTGCAAAGCGGCTAGTCCCGGATTACATTAGTGAGAAGATCATGAAGGAACTCAAAGAAGGCGGCTGCTTCGCACCTATGGGTTGCAGATCCTGCTTGAGCCCCTGGTATGATGAGAACGGAAAGCAGAAGTGGTACGGTAGATTTAATAAAGGTGTAGTCACAGTCAACCTAGTAGATGTAGCGTGCGGTGCAAGCGGTGCTAACTACGCTAAAGACCTTGATAGTTTCTGGAAGAACTTTGATGAAGTACTCGAGCTCTGTCATAAAGCTTTGCTTTGCCGCTATGAGAGACTCAAGGGTACAGTAAGTGATGTCGCTCCGATCCTTTGGCAGCATGGTGCTATTGCTCGACTAAAGAAGGGTGAGACCATCGATAAGCTTCTTACTGGTGGATACTCAACTATCTCACTTGGATACGCCGGACTTTGGGAATGTGTAGTAGAACTCATTGGTAAGGACCTACTTACTGAGGAAGGTCAGGAACTCGGACTTGAGATCATGCGTTACATGAATAAGAAGTGTGATGACTGGAATAAGGAACTCTATCTCGGATTCGGAATCTACGGAACCCCTCTCGAGTCAACTACTTATAAGTTTGCTAAGTGCTTGCAGAAGCGCTGGGGCGAAATTCCCGGAGTTACAGATAAGAACTATATTACTAATAGTTACCATGTTCATGTAACTAAAGAGATTGATCCTTTTGAGAAGCTTGCAGTAGAAGCGAAGTTCCAGAGACTTTCTTCCGGCGGTGCGATCAGCTATATTGAAAGTGCGAATCTCGAGAATAATCTCGAAGCAGTACTTACTGTGATCAAGTACATCTATGATAACATCATGTATGCTGAACTTAATATTAAGTCAGACTACTGCCAGGAGTGTGGCTGGGATCGTGAGATCCTCATCGTAGAAGATGAGTCAGGTAAGCTTGTCTGGGAGTGCCCTAACTGCGGAAACCGAGATCAGTCGAAGATGAATGTTGCAAGAAGAACTTGTGGATACATTGGAACTCAGTTCTTTAACCAAGGTAGAACTGCTGAGATTAAAGATAGACATGTTCATATGGACTGTCGTGAGTGTTGCTAATGAGATATAGTCAAATTAGAAGTTTAGATATTGCTAACGGACCTGGCTGCCGGATCAGCATCTTCGTTAGTGGATGTGAGCATAGATGTAAGAACTGCTTCAACCCGGAAACTTGGAACTTTGATCATGGCAAGGAGTTTACTGAGGATACTTTAAACAGTATCCTCAAACTCGCTAAGCCGGACCATATTAGCGGACTGAGTATTCTTGGTGGCGAACCCTTGCACCCTAAGAACCTTGTTGAGGTATGTCGACTTGCCAGAAGATTTAAGGAAGTGTATCCGGATAAAACTGTCTGGCTTTGGACTGGCTATCAACTAGAAGAAATCTTCGAGGACCTTATAGGTTCAAAGATCGATGTAGTAGTTGATGGAAAGTTTGTTGAAGAGCTAAAGGACCTTAGATTAAAGTATCGCGGCTCTAAGAACCAAAGAGTTATCGATTTGAAAGAAACCTTAAGAACCGGTGATATTGTATTATATGAAGAAAACTGATAACGTTTAAATTTATAAGCAAACTGATAGGGTTTACTTATAATAATAAACATTAAAGGATAGTTGTGCATTACGCATGATTATCCTTTTTTATTTTCTGAAACTTTGTTAGTTTTGTCAGTTTACAAATATTGACAAATGTGTTATAATATATGTAGTAAAGAAACGGAGGACCAAAGTTATGATAACTTTTAAGATTCATCAAATCAAGGACGTTGGAAATACTGAATACGCGTTCAGAAGTTTTAATCCCGGTAAGTTTAACTTCGGTGATTACGAACTTAAATACGAAATGGAATTCGAGAGCTTCGATGAAAAGACGAATATTGAAATCTGTGAGGTTATCTTCCATATATTTAATATGCGCACACCTTCAGACTTTAAGGGCCACAGTCTTTCAATGAGCGATGTTATCGAACTTAATCGAGACGGACGCAAGCAGTTCTACTATTGCGACATGTGCGGCTTCACGAGATTGAATAGACATGACCTGAAACCTTTTTAAACATTTACAAATTATGTAAAATTCATTTACAATTTGGTAGCACATTTTTTGTTAAAATACGTTATAATATAAATGTAATCAAAACGAACATAATTCAGGAGGAATTTATTATGTTGAATGAAAATATTAAGGACTTTGCTGTTGAGGAGCTTGAGGACTTTGAGGCTAATGAGGAAGTAATCTATCTTGTTTGTGCCCTCGGATATGATAAAAATGATGAGCCTACGGACTGTGAAGTGTATCTCGGAGAGTTTGAGGACCCGGCTGAAGCTATTGCTTTCGCAAAGACAGTAGACCTTCTTGTAGTATGCTGTGCGGCTGTTGAGCAGAAAGCAGACATTTCTGAAACTGCTTACTTTAGTCTTGAGGTTGAAACTGTGGTTGAGTGTGAAGACCCGGAAGACGGCACCGAGAACATCGATACCATTTGGGAAACGCAAATCAATATCGGTTAATTCACAATTTGTTTACAATTATGTAATACCTACGTAGCAATTATACGTTATAATATATAATGTAATCACGAATACATACTTGGAGGATACGAAAGATGTTTTATACGAAAGGCGTTGACATTACTAAAGATAAGAGCATGTTTAATTTCATTGCTCAGCATTTTACATATTATACTATGAACTCTTGGAACGGAACGCGTTCCATTGCACATAACGTAAAACTTTATAAGCTCGGTCTTGATGGTGACTGGACGAGAGCGCTCGCTCATCTTGAGTCTGGTGAGTATGATACTATCAACTGGCTGATCCAAGATTGGGAGCGTGAGCATCCCGGCTATAGCGTTGGCTTTAATGGTAGAAGCAGCGGTTATCTTGTTCTTTATAATAAAGATAATTATCGTTCTGTATTTCCTGAGACTCTTGACTATGAAACCTACGAAGATTATAAGGCTGATATGAGAGACTACTACGGCTCTGTAAAAGCAAATAGAGATGAGCTTGTAGAGTTTGTCAGACTCGTTCAGGCTTTTGACAGACTTTGTGATGAGATTAGAGAGTTTGTTAATGAGCTTTCTAAGCTTTCTTACGAGCTTGAGGAGATGCAGAAGATTGTAGAAAACTTCAATGCTACTTATGCTGATGACCTTGAGTACCTCGGCTTCGATGACCTCAAAGTTAGCGAAGTTGGCGAAGTAGACATTTCTGAAATTTACCAACTGCAGTGCCTTGCTGAAGCTTTCCAGAGACTCGCTGATAGAAAAGACGTTGGCTATCGTCTTGCTTACGACGGCGGAACAAAAGTAAAGCTCGAGCAGATTTAATTTACATATTATTAACTTAAACTACGACTAAACTACGACTTGATAAATTTGACAGGAGATATACTTGCTATGTTACAGGAAACAAAAAGAGACCTCATGATTTGTGCTAAGAAGCTTAGCCAGCCTTACGAGAGCTACACTATTGACGAACTCGCAGACGCTTACTGCGAAGCAGTAGATACTAATAACTCTACGCTGAAGGACGTTTATATTTCTGCTTTGATTCTCAGATTCTGGTACGTTATCGATAAGATGTATAAGAATAATACCGTAGCTCCCTGCCTTGAGTACGAAGATTTCTTCTGGTGGCTCTACGAGGCAATCGAGTACGCTTGTAAGTACAGAGGTTGGAAGGACCCCACTAAAAAACTGAATGCTCAGCAGTGTATCAATAAGTGTATTGATACCATTAAGCTTCAGAAATATTACGACCTCAGACTTGATAAAAAGAAGACAGTAAATCACTGTACCAGTATGGATGCACCTATCTGTGGAGACGGAGATGATGCTGAAAAGACTTTGGCTGATACTCTCGAAGATGATAATGTAGACTTTGGAGCAGAAGCAGACGCAGTCATTATGCTCGTACAGAATTACATAAACAGTAATAAGGTCATTGAGGCAATCTTAATTGATAATATTGCTTTCAATGATGTGCAGAAGCACTTTAAGAAAGTTATTAAGACTACCAACCGTGAAGGTGATGCTTACAAATATATTGAGCACAGCTCTGAGTTCTGGCCTTATAAGTTGGTTCAGATTGTAAGTAAGCTTCCTGAGACTTATAAGAAGACCTTTATGGAGCGTTACAACATTTCCGAGGAGAAACTTGACACTGTTCTTGGAGTAATCAATAAATCAAATAATCAGAAAATTTATCGTTATCTTGATCACACCTTGAAAGACCTTAAGGTATCTTACGCACTATAAAAATTTAGGCCGGCTTAAAACCCCGGCCTATTTTATTGTATAATATTATATAAAACGAAACTTGGAGGATTACGATTTTGTACCTTGACCTATTTGATGAACTTAGATTGAATAAGAAGTTAGTAAAGCTCGCTGGCTTTGAAGTTGCAGCTTACTGGGCGGAGCTTCAGAGTATCCTTAAGCAGGTAGTAAAGAAGCAGACTGCCGATGAGAAAGGATTCTTTACATTGGATCGAGATTATGTTGAGAGGGAGACGACTCTTACTATTGCAAAGCAGCTGAAGTGCGATGAAAAGCTTCTTAGTCTCGGGGTGTTACTCAAAGACCCGGAAGACCCTAATAAGATTTCTATCGCAGTAAACGGAATGGTTGCGATCATTACTGATGAGGATACTACTAAGCTTAAGAAGACCAGTAAGACTTCTGCTGATGCTAAGGCAGCGAAGGTTGCCGGGATCAAAGCGAACATGAAGAAAGCTATCTTGGAAGATGACCTCGAGTTGAGAGCGGCTTATGAACGTTGGGTAGACGGAATGGTAGACGCGCAGAACTGTAAGTTTACTAAAGCAGTAGTGCAGGTGTTTGAGAAGACAGTTACCGGATATACTACAGACAAAGCTCTGCGGCTTAAGATCATTGAGATTGCTACTACTAATAGTTATAAGGATGCTACTTGGGCAATTAACCGAATCTACAACCCCGGAAAGTTTACGCAGACTACTACTAAACTTCCTGAGCAGAAGATTTGTACTGGCGTTTCTAATGACGTATTTTAAGGAGAGTTAATATGGAGAATTACGTATCGATTAAACTTTGTCCTATCTGCGGTGAAGTACCAGAGAAAACTTCTTATGACCTCGGTAGACCCGGAGGTCACGGTTATCCCGGACATAAGTCCTATCAGTATAAGTGTGAGTGCTGCGGGCTTGTAAAAGGTAAAGATATTGATGACATCTATTGCCCTACTGAAACCGCAATTCGCAGAGCTAAGGAAACTTGGAATGAAGAAGTAGACCGAGTTATCGAACTTATTTCAAGACAGTGGGTTTCGAAAGTCTTTGTCAGAAATATCATAATTTAATTATTTACAATTTCGTAATAATTTCATAGTGTGCAATTAATATCTTCCTGTTATAATATAAATGTCAATGAAACTTAGGAGGATGTATTTATGGACCGCGAACTTACTATTATTCAGATTACTCAGGACATGAATGAACTTGCAGAGCAGTACGAAGGTGCAGCAGATAACGAAAATCTCTGGGCTCTTGGTGCTGAGACCGACGAAGCTGTTGAGATGCATCAGGAGAATGCAAGACACTGCCTTGAGATGGCAAAGATGTATCGCAGAATGGCGAAGTATCCTGAAGCTATCCTTAAACTGTTTGAGGAGGACTAAGTATGCCGACTATTACTGGAATTACATCAAGAGACCTGTCGCGTGAGCTTCTTTGTGAAGGCTATACTGCTAAAGTAGACTGCACGAACTTCTGGGACTCACACGGTAAGCGTATTGAATACGAGTCTACCCAACATAAGTTTGACTCACCGAAGAAATTCGAAATTTGGAAAGTTACCGGCGAGACTCGTTACTCTACTCTTGATTATGTACATCAGTGGGAATACTGGAAACTTTATATCGACGGCGAGCAACTCGACGTTGGTGAGATCATGAGTTATAAAATTCTTAAAACAAAAATTAAACTTGACGTCTGTGTAGGTGCAGGCTAATAATTGAACGGAGGAACATACTAATGAGAAAATCTAAATATCTTGGAATGAAGTCTGGAGACTGGGAGTGCACGCACGTGGGAGTGGAGAGAGTGCAGCCCGCCTTTAAGGAGAAGAGAGACTATCTCGGAAGAAGAGTACGAAATAAGTATCCGGGACATCAGTCTTACTACTACATCTTTGAGAGACTTACTTCTGATCAGAAGGCAATGAAGATGATCCGACTTAATGCTCGACAGGTAAGGCAGGTTCTTGACCAGAAGCATACCGTTGAGGACTTTGCCCGAAAGAAGGAACTTGAGCGTTCTCAAGTGTTTACTCAGAAGGTAAGCTACGCATTTTGTGATTAAAGATATGGAAAAGATAGAATTTCAGAAAATCATGGAAGCGCTGGAAAAGCGTATTGAGCACTGTTCCGTACATCTTGGTGAGGTGACAACTACTGATGATCTTGGTAGACTAACTATCGCAGAAGCTACGGACCTAAAGAGTTTCTGTGCGGTGGAAGAAGAAATCATGACTAAGATAGTTATGGTTGATCTCTATCACATCGTTGGGATGGGAGATCTGACTCCACCGCAGATGATGAAGTTTACTTATGCTATGCAGAGGTATCAGCAGTACCGACCTACTATCAAAGCAATTACTAAATGGTCTGGAGACGTACTCGATCTTCCCAAGATTCCGGTAGCGACACAGTATAAGCTAATGGGTCTCGGGGACATTACTCTAACTTCTGGGGTTGGCGAGATTGTTGTTGACTCCGCGGTAGTAGAAGACTATAAGCCGGCAAAGGGACGGACTCTTGGGCAATCACTTCTGCCTTTCCGAATTGAGGGCAGCCAGATAAGAGTAGATATGACTCAGTTCGATTTCTTCGTAACTCTCATGACGAATCTCTTTAAGTCGCCCCTCTCGGTGGATAATTTCAGGAAGAGGATTACTACTAAGGGAGAATACATCGGTATCGAGTGGACAGTCTATGATGGTTATGAGGCAATCGGACAGATAAAGTCTGCTGAGTCTTTTGCAAAGCTTTCCGGGTATTATAACAATCGAAAATAATATTATACAAAACAGCCAGAGCAAGGATGAAAAATTTCTGAAACTCTGGCTGTTTTGTCAGTTTACAAAATGAGGATTTTGTGATATAATATATATGTAATCAAGCAATACATTTTGGAGGAAATACAAATGAAAAAAGAAACTATCGGCTATGCAGCTTTTGATAAGGAGTCTCGTAAGGGATTGGCTATCAGTTATGGAATTACTAATCGGCTTTCTTTGACGGAAGACCCGCTCAAGGTTGATATTCAGCCTACACCTGAAATATGTGAAATGCACTGTGTCTGGTTTAATAATACTCATAAGAATAAGAAAGAGTTTGAAATCAAAAAGGTTGCGGTTGTGTCCGAAATTCGTTTTGATTAAAGTAGGAGGAGACTAAAGATGAAAAAGATTATGATGGCTAAGTACGGATTTGTTCGTTGCCCCGAAGAGGATTTCTCTGACGATGGTAATAGATTTCAGGCTTATAAGGTAGGCAGAGTAAGAGTTACTAAGCTCGTAGCTGACGGCCAAGCCTATATCGACGGCGGTATTAACGATGGAAAGCTTCCTTATGAAGTTTACTCCAAGCTTCCTCACTATGTATTCTGCGGTAAGCTGAACGGAGTACCGGCTGCTGCTCTCACTGACGAGGACCTTCAGGAACTCTATGAAAGCTGTCAGGCTTATGATAAGGAGTACACTGATGCTGAGAACTCTATTCAGTATCCTACACTTGATGAGATTCAGGAGAAGGCAGTAAAGGTTACTGCTAAGTCTCTGGTAGAACTCACGAAGGTGGAAATGCTTCTTAAGAACTACGGCCTCGAGGCAGCTACGAAGTTCTCTCCTTACGAGTGGAAGACTGTACAGGAGTATACTAAGCATCTGATGGCAGATGTAAAGAGATTCGATCCTGAAACTTTCCCGCAGACTGTTGTAGGAAAAAGCTATAGCTTCGACTTTGTTAAGCCTGATACTTATATGGAAGAGAGCTACTGGTTTACATATCTCAAAGAGCTCTTTGGAAAATATTGTATGAAAGCCTGATTAAACAAAACCGCACGGAAAAATAAATAAACTTCGTGCGGTTTGTCAGTTTACAAATCAACCAAAACGTGGTATAATATATATGTAAGTTAATGATACGGAGGATAAAAACATGAAATCAATTACAGCAGTTAATTCTGAAACTCTTCATTACTATTATAATCACCCCGACGGCAATCTTTATTGGTTTAATCCAGATACAGGCTGTTGGGAACTCGTTGACGGCTTTGATGAAGCAGAGTGTCTGGTAGCTATGAACAACGGCATTCAGCTTGTTTTCGTTGATGGACCGGCAGTAAGTTGTTTTAGAATTAACTAAGGAGGATAAAAATATGCGTTGTGCAAACTGTGATAAGACTTTAGGCGGAGATTCTTTTAAGACCGCTTACGGAGACTGGCTCTGTGAGGATTGTTGGGATGACTACATCTGTTCGGACGTCGGCAGACTTGAGTACTTGATCGGTATCTGTCATGGTGATTTGCCGGTAGAGGAGTTTGATGCAGACTTTCTTTATGAAGTAGCAAAGAGCTACAGAATCAACTACGAGAAGCTTGACCTTACTGCTGAGCAGCTCACGGAGATCGAGCAGAAGGCAATGGAACTCGGAATACTTTAATGGAGGACACATAAGATGACTACACTTCAGCATTTTAATGAATTCGTAAAGGAGATCACTTCCAACGGCTCTAAGAAGTTTAAGCAGTCGGTGCTGCAGAAGTACAAGGATGATGAGATAATTCAGAAGTACCTTAAGATTAACTTCGATCCTTACACCAGATACGGAATTTCGGTTAAGAAACTCTACAAGGAAGTAAGCGTAGGAGAGGTTCAGTGTCCTCTCACTGTCTTCGACCTCTTTGATTACCTTGCAGAGCATAATACCGGAAGAGACTACGACGTAGCTGTCTGCCAGATCGCTCTGGAGTGGCTCGCACAGGACGATACTGAGTGTGCACAGCTTCTTGAGCTCCTTATTTGCAAAGATCTCAACCTTGGAGTCGATGCGAAGTCTATCAATGCTGTGATTCCGAACTTGATACCGCAGTTTTCCGTAATGCTTGCCGAAAAATACTTTGAGAAACCCGCTAAACTCGAAGGAAAGGAGTTTGCTATTACTACGAAACTTGATGGCTTTCGTCTGATTGCAATGAAAGACGAACACGGAAACATCTCGTTTTATTCCAGAGTTGGTCAGCGTGTAGAAGGCTTGGTTGAAATAGAAGAAGAAATGAAAGATGCTTTTCCGGCAGGTCTTGTACTTGATGGTGAGCTTACTATTAGCAACTACTTTGAGATGGAAAGTAAGGAAGCATATAAAGCAGCATCTAAGATTATCCGACTCAAAGGTGATACCCCTAAGAGAGGCTTGACTTATAGAGTCTTTGACGGTATGCATATCGATGAATGGCGCACTCAGAACTGCACTCATACTTATGACGAGAGACGAAATCTTCTTGAAGGACTCTTTGGCTATGCTGCTGTGCCCATTTCTCACATTGAGCTGCTTCCTATTCTCTATAGAGGCGCTGATGTAAGTAAGGTACAGGAGTTTCTTGATGATGTGGTGTCTAAGGGCGGAGAGGGAGTAATGATTAATATCACAAAGTCTCTCTATCGTTTCTCTCGTACTTGGGATCTGATGAAGGTAAAGAAGTTTCAGTCTCTTGACCTTCTTGTAGTTGGCTATGAGGAAGGATCAGGAAGACTCGCCGGAACACTTGGAGCAATTCACGTACGTTATAAAGGCGGCAATATCGTTAAGGTAGGCTCTGGCTTTAGCGATGAAGAGAGAAAGCTTTATTGGGAGCAGCCTGATCTTCTTATGAATAAGATTGTAGAAGTCAAATATTTTGAGTCCAGCAGAAATGCAGATGGAACTGAGTCTTTGAGATTTCCTACTTGGGTTTCTAATATCAGAGATCCAAGGGATAAAGCTAATCCTGATTTTTAATAAATTTGCTAGAGAACATTTGCTAAATTATATGAGTGTTGAGAAGCACTAATATAATGATGCTCTTTAGTTCTGGTGTTGGCGCGCCCGCTAATGAACATCAGGATTAAGGAGCATCTTTTTCTATGCAAAAGATTAGAGACCTTTTAATTGGTCTAGACGAAATTATTGATAACAATTACTTAGATCAGTACTGTAAACTGATTAAAGATGCAGAATCTCAAGAGCAGGAATCTTTTAAAACAGCAAAACATCATGTCATACCAGTGTGTTATTTTAAGTACAAGCATAACTGCAAAACAAGAAAAGAAGCTATGATATTCTCAATCGCTGCAGCCAATCAAACAGTATATTTAACACATGACCAACATATACTGGCGCACTACTATCTTAGTCTTTGTTCTTCTGGTAGATTACATACTGGCATGGTAAATGCTTTAGGATTGATGCTAAGAGGAGTTGCCTTGTCTGATAACCTAGATCAAGTAGACCCAAATATTTATTTAGAGCTATACCAAGAGTTTGTGGCTGATGTTAGTCGCGTTCATAAAGATAAGATTGTGTCTGAAGTGTCACGAGAAAAAATGAGTAAAGCAAAACTCGGTTCAACACCGTGGATAAAAGGTAAGCATCACACTGAGGAGGTAAAGCTCAAGCTCGCTGAGAGTAGCAAAGGTAATACTAATGCTCTCGGCTACCGGCATGATGAAGAACGTCGAAAGAAAATGACTGAGAACTGTACTCGTTGTCGAGCGGTGCTGTGTGTAGAGACTGGTAGTACGTTTAGAAGCGCACATGATGTTTTTAAGCAACTTAATATTAGACACGTAGCTGAGTGCTGCAAGAATCCTAACTTAACTGCTGGTGGTTATCATTGGGAGTACGTAGAGAACTAATAAATTATCAATTTAATAAATTATTAAACCTGTGTATAAAACTACACAGGTTTTTCTTTTGAATTTTATGAAATTTTGTTTATTTCGTCAGTTTACAAACGGGCAAAAGTATGTTATAATATATATGTAAGTTATGGAGGACAATAACTTACAGAAATAATTTTTATTTTTTACGAAAGAGGAACTTGCTATGACTACTTACAACAACATTGACTACACCACCGCTGAAGATCTTAGAAATGCTATCAACTCTGATCTCGCTGCTCTTGCTTATCCTTTCACAGTAAAGCACAGAACCTACGGCGAAGGCCAGCTTACTTTTGTTAAAGCACCTTTGACCGGCGGTAGTTTGTATGCTACTATTGATTTCACATCTGCCGGTACCAAGACCATTGCTTTGGATGTTGTGCTTACGCATAACTTGCTTGAGATGCCTGAAATTCTGCTCAATACTCTTCTTGAGGCTCAGTCTGTATATAAGGCAGACTTCATCGAACGTGAACAAGCTCAACGACTTGCTGATAGACAGGCTTGTGAAGAAGCTAAGGCAGCAAGGAAGAAAGCAGAAGAAGATCGGAAGAACGAAGAGAAATATGAGAAAGCTAAAGCAAAGGCTCTTAGGGATTTTGAAGCTCTTACTCAGGTGGATAGACCTGTAAGTACCGCAGATGAATTTTATTATTCTCTTGGTTGGCTTACAAAAAATGCTACGAGCTTTTCTGCTGCAATGCCTGACTATCTGTTGTCGTCTTTTGAAAGACAGTTTGGAACTGACTATAAGCCTACAGTTGTAGACTCTAAGAAGAGAACTATTAACGGGTTCGCAATGCAGTGGGCTTTAAGTATGAAGGCTAATATTTCCACTAAAGCAACAAATATGCCTGCTTTTCTGACAAAATATCTTAGTCAGAATGGAAAAGCTATTTCTGATACTTCTTTCATCTGGGATCTTGTCGACAACTATGGTTTCCAGTTTGGCAAGAAGCAGAGCATTGATAAGATAAGAAGCCACGTGCCGGCCAGCTATTTTGCTTCCTTCGAAGCTGGTCTTACTTAATTAGATAAAAGTTAAGGGTAATTTTAATGCTAAATTATGTAGTATTAAAGTTATCCTACTTTAATATAATAAATAATAAATTAAGGAGATTACGATTATGTCGATTATAGAGAATTTTGCGACTTTGTCTGCACAGGAGCAAAGATCATTTGCGGAAGCTCTCCTAAAAACAATTAACTCAGAGAGTATTTTCTCTTCTGAGGTCAACTTTGAGCTTACTGAGGTTGAAGTAGATGATATGACGGGCGAGCTTCTAATCTATGTCTCTCATACAGATTTTGTTAGTGTAAGTCGTAAGGCATCTTGGACTTGTGATGATGAAGACGACGCCAAGAGAGACCCCGGCTATGAGGTAGAATACGTAGATTCTATTTATGAAGATGCAAAGAAAGCATTTAAGACTCTTGCTACCATCATAGACGGTTATAAAGTTACATTAGACATTGCAGATGTAGATGAGGAAGAGACTATCGAAGTTATAGTTGATCATATTAGCCACGAAGATAGTGGTATTGGATCATATGAGTATTGGGGATACCGTGGCTATGACTCCAGTCCTTATGTAGAAGTTGATGGTACACTTGTTAAATCCTGTGATTGTTCTCTTAGTTTCTTTGTAGAACCTGTAGATGAGCCTGTTGATGAGGAACCTGAAAAAATCGAAGAAAACTAAATAAAGTAAAAAAGAGCTCTTGAGGGTAATTAAACCTCCGGAGCTCTTTTTTATTTGCAGTTTGTTTACAAAATATAACAAATTGTGTAGCACATTATTTTTCAAATGTGATATAATATATATGTAAGATAAATTAACGGAGGAACTTAATTATGATGCCAAGAATGAAACGAAAACATTTTGATGCCCTGACCTTTGAAGAACTTCTTGAGTGGGCTTACGGTCATCTTGATGATGTACACTCAGAAGATGGTCTGATTGCTATGGCCAAACACGAGATTGACGAAGAGAATCTTCAGATGGCTGTACATATTCTTACTGCTGTTTATGAGAGCGATTGTCCTGACGATAGCTACTATCTCTACGACCGCTCGATGGGAACTCTTGAAACCCCGACACCTATAACCTGTAAAGAAGACCTTGAAGACTATATCGATTTTGATGAGGAGGAAGAAGAATGAGACCTTTGATTAGACAATGGTGGGAGGATTTGATGCCTAAACCTCCTGTACGTAAAACCACTAATAAAATTCTTGAGATGATCGACGAGGGGTTGCTTGACCCTAAAGACGTTGCTCTTATGGCTCTCGAGTGGATGAGCGAGGACGATGTTAAAGCAATGGCAGAAGCTAATGAACTCTTTGAGGAGGACGAAGAAGATGAAGAAGACTGATAAGTTTGACTACATCGTAAATGCAGGACCTGCTAAAGATAACCTTCGCCCTGCCTGTGCCTACAAAACTAAAGAAGATGCTATCACGGGTGCAGAGAGACTCGCTGCGGAAAAAATTCCCGGACTTAAATACACGGAAGTAGTCTATATGCCAGAAGATAACGACGACATTAATGAGGTTGTTTGGAAGAATTTCAAATAATTTACATATTCACAATTCGTTTACATTTATATAATATCAGGGTAGCAATTATGTGGTATAATATAAATGTAAACGAAACTTGGAGGATTACAAAAGATGCTTGATTATAAATACAAGGTAGGAAACTATGTAAAATTCAAAGCTAAGTTCACTAACCCCACTTGTGGACTCGAGGAGAGGGCAGGAACAGTTGCGAAGATTACAGGCTTTGCTCCGCCTTACAACGAGCCTCATTATTATATTAACGGAGTCAAGGATGAAGTTTTCCCTGAAACTGTATTTGAGAGACTTGCTAAGATGGCTGACCTTCGTGCAGAGGCAGGTGGAGACCCTGAGGTAGCTACTATACTTTACATGGCCCTGAACTCATAATTAACATCAGAGAGGAATTAAAGAGATGAGAAACATTACTTATAAGTATAACGTAGGAGATTACGTAAGGTTTAAGGATAAGTTCAATTCCCCTTCTTCTACAGGCCTCGTAGGCAGAGAGGGAACTATAGCGAAGATAACAGGAATTGCCCCTTCCTATAATAACAAGCCTCATTACTATCTTGATAATAACATCTGTGGTGCATACAGAGAGTCTTGTTTTGCAGGACTTGCCACGGAGTCCGAATTTCACGCACAGCTTGCTTTGGATGCTGAGGTAGGTACTTTACAGGGCACTGAGACAAAAGGCGATACAGACGATTCTGGCGAGTCTGAGCTTGATGTTCTTCCTCTTGAGGAAGCAAAGTGGTACAGGATTTCTTTCTCTGCTAAGCTTACTCCTGATGACCTGCGAGCAATGAAGAAATGTTTCTTTGATGCTATGAACGAGAGTATGGAAATCTATGACCTTGACGGTCTTGTAATCGAGGAGACTTAAGATGGAATTTAAGTTTAATAAAGGAGATCATGTATCCTTTGTATATGGCTCAGTCTTCAGCCCAAGTAAGATAGGTATGTTTGAGGCCGTAGTAAATGGCGGCAAAATAATCTCAAGAAAAGGCTGTGGATCAAGCGGAGGTCCTGAATACAGAGTGGACGGCTTTACAGGCTGGTGGCCTGAGGAATATCTTGTGCTTGTGTCCAGAGGCCCCGAAAACCTTCACTGCTGTGAGGAAAGCTCTGGGGCTATTACCAATACTCAAAAAGAAACAAAATGCGATACAGGAGATTCTGGAGCCTCTGAGGACCAGGCAAGATATCGAGAGCTGTATCTTAAAGCCCTGAAAAAGACTTATGGCAAGGTGCCCTTCGAAACTGAAACTGTTGAGGTTGGAAGTCTCCTCGAATTTACTGAAGCTGTTCTCGAAGCAACTAAGGAGGTTAAAGAATGAAACGTTATTACTTGATACAAACAACTAACAATGAGCGTGACTTTAGTTATAAGAAAATTTGTGACACTCTCGATGAAGCAAAAAAGGAAGTTCCTAATTATGCTGACTGGTGGTGTAATAAAGGTACTTGCACTATTTGTGAGGTAGATGAGAACTTCACAGTTTATAAGGAGTATAGATTCGAGAATGGCTATCCTGCAGGAATGAAAGTTTGGAGGGAAGACTGATGAAGACTAAAGGAAATTGGGTTATAAAGACAAGTGCCGGCGGCTATTGGTGCGGTAATGCTCACTTCGATCATCAACTCAGAAAAGCTCAGATCTATCACTGGAAAGAAGCAGCCGAGGAAATGATCGATACACTGCGAAAAAGAAAGTACCTTGCTGATGCTTCTATTACTCTCGAGGTAATTGAAGTAATTCCACCTCAGGAACTCAAGGATACTGAAGCTGAGTGGGATACCTTGCAGTGCAGAGCGATTACTGGAGAAGATATAGTATTCGTCTGCTCAAACTGTGGTTACTCTGCTCTAAATGATTATCGTGGTAGAAGTACTGCTTCTAAGTTCTGCCCTCACTGCGGAAAGTATATGACTAATCATCAGCAGGAGGATGAAGAATAATGTACAAGGATACTGACAGATACGCCTTTCCTAATAAGTGGATGGCGCAGGATTTCGAAAAGCTTCAGGATCTGTGTGAAGCATGTAAGAAAGCAAGAAGAGAGAAGGCAACAGAAAACTGCACTGCCTCTGAACCCAGAAAGGAAGAAGACAAATGATAAGTGCAAAAGAAGCAAGAGCAGCAACTAACGACAGACTTGTTGTTATGGCTAAAGAGTTTATTATCAACAATACCGGAATCCCGATTCAGGACGCGATCAATAACGGACATTTCCATACTACAGTAAGTTTCGAGGGAGTTATTAATCCTGATAAAGTTGGAGCCGAGGTAGTAAGACAGCTTGAGGAGCAAGGCTTCGAAGCAGAGCACGTTTACTACGATGGACCTAATGGCTACGAAAACTATATTCTGATTAAGTGGGGAGACGACTAATGAAAAAGAAAGTAACACTGACTTGTATTCTGAAATCTGGAGTGGCTGTAGAAGATACTATTAAAGTAGATAAGAAAAACAAACAAGCATTCCGGGCGATTAACGAAATGAGAAGGGGTATTGAGAACAGTCTCGGTTACGAAGAGCCGGCATGTTCGAATATCACTTTCGGCAAACTCACGGTAGCTGTATCCGAAATTGCAGCAATTAAATTTAAGGAGTATTGATATGGTAAGCTTTTGGAAAACACAGTGGTTTGGTTTAGTTGCCGGAACAATTGCTTTTGGCATGTTCGTCTTCAACCTTATTAGAGGAGAGGGAATATCCGCATGTCTCTGGCTTGCTTCAGCTTATGTCTGGCTTGTTATGGCTAGAGTAGAATATAATCATGATAGAATTGAGTTGCTCGAGAAGAAGCAAAAGCGAGATGATTCTATGTATGCTCTTGTACAAGAACTTGTCGAGGCAAATCAGATAGATAGAGAATACATAAGAGCTCTTGAAGCAAGAATTGAGAAGCTGGAGGATAAAGAAGATGATTAATGCAGAACTTATAGCAAGAGCTATCTGTCAGCACGGTAAGTGCAAGACTTGTGACGAAGACTGCGTAGATTACCGAGCGGCTCTCAGAGTTATGAAAGCTATCGAGGCTGATGCAACTAAGGAGGCTTCTAAAGATGGCAATCAAATATGAATTCCCCTGTTATCCCGGAGATGATGTGTGGTACATCGATTCAGTTGGATCTAAGTACTGGTGTCGATCTGATAAGGTAGAGATGGTCGGCTTCACTACCAGAAGTATCCGGATCAAGTTGAGAGGTCATAAAGATTTCGGAAAGACTTACACTTGGGGTAAGACAGTATTTAAGACTGAGCATGAAGCTTTGCTTATGATTGCGAAGCTCTGCGGAACCTTGGAGGAAGTATGACAAACGAAGAAAGATATAATGAACTCTATCAGCTGCTTCTCGATAAGAGTAGCACCGCAAACGTAGAACCTGTTTTTAGACTCGATACCGGGGAAGAGATTAATCCAGATTCCAGAGCTATAGAAGTTATTAACCAGATTCTTGAGAAGGCTTACTTACCTTTTCTCTGCAGAGTGATTACCGAAGCCGGATACAAAAGGGAGGACAATAAATGATTAAACCTACTACTCAACTTCTTGAAGAAGCTAAAGAAGACCTTTCCGAGATCATAGACTATGTAGCTTCAGAGACTGCTGACGTAAGTCTTTTACTTTGGCTGCAGGATCTGGAACTAAAGTTTAGTACTATCTATCGCAGGCTTTCTAACCCTGTGGTGCAGCAGAAGGAGGATTAACTTATGGAAAAGTATATCGGAACAGCGAGAAACGTAAGAGAACTACAGGAGCTCCTGAGTAAGGTAAGCTCTTCTGCGACTATCACCTTGAGTGCAACTCAGTGGCCGGAACCTTTTGTTGAGATTTACTACGACAAAGAAATTAATGATATAATAATTAAGTGAGGTAACTTATGAAATATTTTAAGGTAACTAATGTAGATGATCCTGAAGAGGAGTTCTATGTATCTTCTACCCTTCCTAATGAAACCCCTCTGCACCTTGCTATGGCACTCCATCTCGGAGAGGGAGATGGAAGATATGACGTAGTAGAAGTTTCGAAAGAAGAATTCGAGAGGGAAACTAAAGATGACTGAAAAATAAGTGCACAGGAAACTTCGTGCACTTCTTCTATTTACTTTTGTGGCGAAATATGTTATAATATAGTTATAAAAGTAAAACTAAGGAGGATACAGGAAATGACATTTGAAGAAAAAGTTGCTATGTGGTCAGAGAAGAAGAGATTTATCGAAGCTATCGATGGAGTATTCCAGACGAAGCCTGCTGGATCGTTAATCGAGAAGATAGAATATGAAGTCTATCAGAAAGAGATCGGTGATGCAATGAGATTCAAGGAGTGGTTGATTCTTCACTTCGAGGGCGGAGCGATGCTAGCTACTCAGTCAACAGGATGCAGCAATATAGCTAACCTCAGAACTATCGCTTCTTATCTTGACGGCGGGTACTATGAGGAAGTAAGAATTTATAGAGCACAGGTAGAAATGGGTTGGGAACCTGTGGAGCTAGAGAGCTAATGAACGGCGAAGTCAGATTTCATACTCTGCGGTGGATCCGGATTAATTCCGGATCTATCTCAGGGTGTGAAGTAGAAGAGTTTATCGACACTACCCGAAACTATTTTAAAACTGTGTGGGTTGATGGTTATACCGAAATTATTCCGATTCATGCAATACACACAGGACAATCAATAAAAGAACCGAAAACTTTGTCTAATTTGTCAGTTTACAAATCACCGAAAATATGTTATAATATATATGTAAACAAAACAAAGGAGAAACTACCATGAACGATAACGACAAATATCCAATTAAAGAAGAGTGGGAAGCTTACTATACTATATTAGAAAGAATTCGTCAAAGCGGTATCACCAATATGTTCGGTGCTGCACCTTATCTCAAAGAGTTCTGCCCTGAGCTTTCTCATCAAGAAGCAAAAGAAATCCTCTGCAACTGGATCCATAATTACTCAGCCTTGAACGAAAAGTACGGCTGGCAGTAAGGAGGAAAGCTATGGAAGTAATTTATACTACAGACCTTTCAAGACCGGGCAACGATGTTTATATCCATGAGTCAGTTTCGCTGATAAAGCAATTCGAGCTCTATGCAATTATCAAAGTCTGGAGAGTTACAGGTTGGTCCGAACGAGAAGAAGTTTCTGTGCTGTATACTTCCCTCTCTCGTAGTTCGGCAACAGAGAGATACAAAAGTTACGGTGGAAAAATTTAAACAAAAGAAAAGAAAGGAATATAAGTAAAATGGAAATCTTTACTACCCGCGATTCTGCCGAAGAGGCAAAGAGAACTAACCCCCAGTACAGCACCAGTGATATGACTGTGAAAGTAGACGGCGGCTTTGCTATTATGTCTGCTCGCACCTATCTTAACTGGCTTATGAAGCACTAAAATAAAAATACAAAGGAGAACAAATTATGGGACCTACTAAAACTTTTAAGGTTGTTTACTACGACAACAGGGTAATGTCCGGCGATAAGCGTAGATCGACACTCGTAGAAGCTTACGATAGAAATGATGCTATCTACCGTTTCCATCAGGATTGGGGTCAGGACTATGTAGTGAGAGATTGTACTGAGTTGTGTTTCTAAAATACGAGCCGGTTCTTTTAGGCCGGCTCTTTCTTTATACGAAAGGAGTACATATGAAAAAGCTTAGTGATACTGATTTAATTTCCTGTACATATAACTGCACTCTCTATCAAACACCGCAGACGAATGTTAATCCAGATACTATGACTTTACAGTATGTCTGCTCAGAGTGTTCTGGCAAGAGAGCTTTCCATCGAAAGCTTAGAGTATATCGTAGTGAAAACGGCGGCTTCTATGTTATTGCGCGTGGCACCAGATGCTATGTAGATAACTTGATGCATAAATGGTTTTACAAATAATATTCCAAGGAGGAACAAAAGATGAACCAGAAAGAAATTGCAATTCAATGTTTAAAGAAGTTAGGTGTTTACGGTCCCTACGTAGAAAAGTTTGAGAAAGAAGATATACCAATGTTCTATGAAAGACTTACTGGATACTACCTGCCGCACGAAGTAGTACTGCAAGCGAAAGTAAAAGAAGTCCAGGAAAAGAATGATGTCCTGGTCTATGCTGTCACTCATGAGTGGTTAGAGTTTGGGGAGTGCTGGTCCATGCTGTGCGTTTATAAAAACTCTAAGAGTCTGGATGACTGCATCATGGATACTGTGCACTCGGATACTTTCTTCGTGAACTCTTATGTCTGGAACCTAGACCAGGAACACTTCTCAGAGTTTGGTGACGTAGTGATTAATACTTATGACGGACGAATCAGACGATTGGGTTAACTAGCTAATCCTCATTCCCTCGATTAAAATATCGGGGGAATTTTTATTTACATATTATTTACAATTCTGTTAACATAAAGTAATAAATATATTGTATAATATATGTAGATAAAAGCAGGAGGGTTTAATTATGAGTAAGTTTAACGTTGGGGATATCATTAAAGCAAAGCCTGAGTGGCTTGGACCTAGAGAGACTGGTGAAGAAAGATATATTGTTCTCGAAGACAGAGGAAACAAAACTCTAGTTGCCTATATCGATGTGAATCATGTATTCTCTTTCGGAAGTACTCATGTCTATGCGGACGAGTGGATGGAGCTTGACCCTAATCCATCTAACGAAGTATTGATGACAGTTATCGACATGGCTAATTCTTAAATAGAAGTCAGGAGGAAAGAACATGCAACAGAAGACAAAAGACAAACTTGAGCGTAAGAACAGAAAGACTTGGGTCGGACTTTATACCCGCACAACCCCTACTAAGAAAACTAAACTCGAGAGGGCAGATAAGAAATATAAAGGAAAGGAGTATTAGCTATGGAAAGAAAGATGTATACCTATAGAGTAAGAGTGAACGGCAGCGAGCCCCTGCATAAGACTGTGGTAGTACATGCAGATACTGATAAGGTAGCTGAGAGCCAGGCACTCGCGAAGATTACCAGAGAGTGGTCGTCTATGTATTCTCCCGGTAAGGATACTATTCAGCTTGAGCTGGTAAGTATGGTTTAAAATATTACTAAGAAAATTTGAAAGGATTTCAATTATGATTTTTCTAATTAGAACACATAGCGGTATGGCACATGAGAGCTTCTTGGTAAAAGCTGTAAGCTTTGGTGAGGCCGAGCAAATTTTTAAGACAAAGTATTTTCAAGATATCGATTCTATTGAAAGAGTTTCGTACGACGACGGGGTTATTTAATTGTGAACAAATTGTAAACAATCGCCAAAAGGGGTTTACAAAATACGGAAAACATGTTATAATATATATGTAAGAACAAATAATATAAATCAAAGGAGAACCACCTTATGTTTTATTACACAGTAGAATCAAGCCACTGGCCGATGAACCTCGAGTTCAAATCTAAGATTGAAATGAAGGAAGGACAGTGCTTCAGAATCCTTTCTCACGATGGCTTCCGTCAGTATCCTACCAGATTCAAGGTACTCACTGTATCTGAGAATCCTACTTACTCTGGAAATATCGTAGAGATTCTGGATGCTGATCTCAATGTGGAAAGCTTCTAATAAATAAAAAAGAACTGTGTCGATAAATGATATGGTTCTTTTTTATTTACAGGTTATTCACATTTATATAACGTTGAGTTAATAAATATGCGGTATAATATATAATGTAAGAACGAATAAAAGAAAGTGAGAACAACACATGAAACAATACACAAAAGACGAAGCCATCGAAATCATCGCTGCGAATCCCGAACTTGATGCAGACTACAGAGAACTTAAACCCTACTATGACCGTGGCAAGCTTGACCACAGCTCTGAGACTAATTCCGTGTCTTGTAACTTCTTTAATCTCATTGAAGACCCGACTAAAGTAGTTATTCAGTATTGTTATGAAGCTGAAGACTATGAAGCTCATGAGCTTATCGTTGATTCTCTTGAGCAGGCTATTGTAACTATTCGAGACCTTGATAACTAATAAAAAACAAAGAGTCTGACTGGAATATGTTGGGCTCTTTCTATTTGTAAACAATTTACTAACAATTCAGAAAAGAGGTTTACAAAATATGGTTTTTGTGGTATAATATATATGTGAGTGACGATAAAGAACTACATGATCAATAGGAAATTATCTGAACTTCTCATTACGTAAGATTGGTTTGCCACAGAAACGGAGAGCCTTCTGTGTCTCGTTCGAATCGAGTGTAAAACGAATAGGAGTTCCTTGGGCTTCTGTCTTGGAACCTTAAACATAAAGGAGGAAGATTGTTATGACAAGTTTTATTGATACATATACCGTATATGATAATCGAACTAATAAGGTAGTTACTCAGGGTGATTGGTCTGACGTAGAAGACTACGCAGAATGTGACGGTCGTTATACAGTAGTAAGTAATGCTAACGGAATGAAAGTTAATTAAGGAGGAGTACATAATGCTTAAGATTATAAAAGAAAGAACCCCTGAAACAATCAAGGAGTATTACATTAACTTCTGGTACAAGGATGATCCTGAAGCCGGGTTCTGTTTTCCTGCCACTCGTTCTGGTGAGCCAGATTTCTCCTGTATGAGCCCGGAAGCAAAGGCTAACTACGAAGCTTGCCTTACTGATGAACGTCTCACAGAAGCAGAATTTGAAGTCCGTGACTGGACCTATATGAATCCTGCTGTTGGTCTTTGCTCCTGTGGTAAGGAGGTTGTTCTCGAAGGCGGTTATGAAGGAGCTACACAGTGTGAGTGTGGAAAGTGGTACAATCTCTTTGGCCAGTCGCTTATTGATCCTAAGTATTGGTACAGAGATGAAGACGAATACTACTCTGATATGCCGGAGGATGACTATGAGTAATAACTGGTTGACGGATGCTATTGCCAAAGAAGCAAAGTATGATGAAGGCTACGAAGCAGGTAAGAACATGATACTTGATGAGATAGACGATATCTTAGATAGATGTGCTCATGACAACGTGGCTATGATTGTCAGAGCACTTAAAGAACTTAAAGAGAAATACGGAGTAAATTAATATGAAATTCGAAATTAACTTTAAAGCAGACCTTACTCCAGAGCAGAAAGAACTTCTGGACCGGCACCTAGAGAATACCTTGAAGCTCATGGGTATCAAACCAGAAGCTTTAACTATTACCTTGAGAGAGAAGCCTGATCCTCTTCCTGCTTGGGAGGTTAAGAAGTATGAACAATCTCTCGAGGAGCTTCTTACTATGCCTATGAGGTATATCGAGGATGTAAAGAAATGCTTTGAAGCTTGTAAGTCTAAGTCTGATATTGCTAAGGTTATTAAAACTGTTCCTGGGTATTTTGGTACTTGGTGGGCAGAATATGATGGATCTTACTTTACTATAGTAAATAGATTCTTTGATGATGACATTGGGGATTACTACGAAGAAGAGTACTGGTATGATTATCCGGAAGATTGGGAGGACGAGAATGAAGATTAAGTTTAAGACTTTCCATCCTTATCTGGTTTATAAGGGCACACATAATGATCGATATAATGCGGCGGATCATCTTAACCAGTGGTTAGAAGAAAACCCTAATGTAGAAATCATTAGTTGGCAGACTACGCCTGTAGGAACCATTAACGAACTTTATATTACTATTCAGTATAAGGAGAACTAAAGATGAAGTCATTTGAATTTATGTATGGAGATACTTGGTATAAGTATGAAGATGGAAAGATTATTCAACAGCGCTCAGATGGAACTTATAGCGAGTGGGCTGAACCTGTATGTCCGGTAGTTATAGAACTTCAGAATCAGATGGAAGCTATTCCAGAAGATGTAAGACCTGTAGTTATGCAGGGGCTTCTGCATGCTTATGGCTACGGTATCATAGAGGGTAAGAATAAAAAGATTGCAGAGTTTAAGAGAGTATTTAAGATAGATTAAGGAGTAAGATATGTATCCAAGAAGAGTAACCTTTAGCTTCGAGCTAGATAAGAAAGCAATGATCCACCTGAAAGAAAGATCGAGTTATAATCATAACTACTACGAGCTTGACCTTGATGCTTACGGGGATTATATCCTTGCAGAGAAGTGCAATATCCTGTATGAGGAATGTAACGATGATGACTTCGAAGCTTACTATTCTCTGGGATACTTCGAGGGCGATAAGTTCCAGCCTATGTTTACTTGGCTCGATGATTGCAAGCATTTAGATTTTATTATGGAGTAACTATGACAGAAGAGCTTAAGAAAGAACTCAGTAATGCTATAGCAGCTTACGGTAAGATTCTACGCAAAGCTGACCTTGGTGTAAGCACACTGGGGTTTGAAGAGTTGATGAAGTGCTCACCTTCGGAGCTGGCTAATAAAATGCAGATGCTTAAAGAATTCTATAATCAGTTATAATTAAGGAGGATACTATGGATAAAGTACAACAGAAAGAAATCGCAGTACAATGTTTGGAGATACTCGACATCTACAAACCTTATATCAGAAAGTTTAAGTCTAAGGCAGGAACACCTTGCTTCTTTGAAAACTACGCTGGCTTCTGGGCGGATCAGGAACCGGAGCTTTGGCAGAAGATTAAAGAAGTAGAAGAAGAATACGGATGCCTCGTTTATGCTGTCTCTCATAATATATTAGACTCTGCAGATCTGTGGTCCATGCTCTGCGTACCTAGTGAGTGCGACGGAGTAGAAGATATCTTGGGCGTGATAAACCCGATTAACCAAAATGAATACTACGCTTTTACTTATACTTGGAATAAGAGCTACGACTTCTTTTCTGAGTTTGGTGATATTGCTGTAAGATCTTTTGGTGGCGGCATTAAGAGGCTTCAGTAATATACTAACATAAATAGAATAAGTAGAAGGCTAACTATCTTAACCGGTAGTTAGCCTTTTTATTGCTAAATTATACAGTACTGAAATTACGGGAGAATACTGTATATGTTTTTAAATAATGAATTCATGAAGCTTTATGAAGAGCTGAGTGAACTTAACGAAGGCGGTAACCAGAATACTGCTCAGATATATTACATGCATGAGATAGGTGGCTTTGATAACGGTAACTTAATACCCGCTTCAAACCAGAGTGCAAGCTTATTAAATTATTTGAACGTAGAAAAAACTATTGAGATAAATAAGCCTCAGGTACAACTAGACGAGGACCCTTTGAATTGGCCTAAGCTAAAGGTAGACGACCGAAAAGTTCAATACATTTTTAAGTGTTCAGGCTGTACTGGCATTGAGCTCTCTAAAAAATCTAGGGATATTTATGGCTATAGATCTAGATCACGAGATAATCAGTGTAGTTACTCCGCTGCAGATATGGTCCTATGTAGAAGTTGTGCGGCCAAGAAAAACGGTGTAGCTAAAAATAAAGTTAATGCTGAAAGCAGCATAGTAGAAATTGCTAAACCCGTTTGGGACCGCTTACCTGATAAACTATTTATAGATAAAGCTAAAGGTAAAGACGCGGTGCTTTCGAGCTTTGGTTATACTGAGCTGCTTAGGCTTAATCGTAATAATGCAGATAAAATACCAGATACCTTTTGGCAGGCGCTTCAGCAACGCTCTAACGATTATAAAGTAGTTTTGAATTTTACAAAAACTGCTGGAGTAATTCTTCCTTTTCATTGCCCTGACTGCGGGCAGGATTATGAAACTCAGCTGTATAATGCTGTAAGAGATGATTATTATGGCTGTATAAATTGTGTTAACAAAAGCAGGGGTAGTCAATCTTCTCGAAGCGAACGTTTCTTGCGAGCGGCTTTGCTAGCTATTTTTGGAGAAGAAGCAGAGATTAAAAATCCACCTAAGCTGCAAGGCACTAAATACAGAAATGTAGATATTCTATTTAATTTTAAAGGACAACCCATTGCTATTGAATATGATGGTCACGGATTTCATAAAGGAAAGCAAATAGAATCGGACATAAATAAAACTAAACTATATTCTGATAACTACAATTATAAGTTTATTAGAATCAGAGAAGCTGGCGCAGAGCCTTTTCCGGAGACACTTGCTACAGTAATTACTATTAGTAAGCCCTTCTTACGTTTAGAGGAAGCTGATTACCTTAAGTGTTTAGAAGCTATTTGTAACAGCTTAGGTCATAAGTTATCTAAAGAAGCCAAACAAAATTTATGCCAAGTATTTCTTAATAGATATAGTTACTAATAAGAAGGTTCCTGATATCAGGAACTTTTCTTTTTATATGAAAATTTTATTAGGAAAGATCGTATTATATAATATAGAAATTTATTGAAGGGGTTAATAATAAATGAAAGAGTTAAAGCTTTGTAGAAGCTATAAAGATAAGTTTACAGTGATAGTAGCTTTTGAGGATTATGGTGCATTTCCATATGACGGGATCTTTCCGAGCAAATATAAATCTTATAGAATTGACACCGAGGAAGAATTGATAAGAGAGCTTAGTAAAGAAGAAACATTGTTTGTAGATGAAGTCGAAGCTATCTATTATGCTGGTGAAGATGTTACAGAAAAGTATTTAGAATTTATTCAAGGAGAAGGTTACAGACTGATGGATTGCTGGAGGGCGACAACATGACAAGAGAGAAAGCTTTACAAGTATCCAGCTTACTTTATAAGATAGAAACATATGAAGCTTTGATAGATGAGATCACTGGGTTGCAGACCTTAGATGAACTTGTTCAGGCTTATGGAGAATCTATTGAGGAAGAGCTTATTGCTGTTGTGCAGCTGAGACTTGATAAACTACTTAAAGAACTGGAGGAGATGTGATATGAGTAACCCTTTTGAAAGTATTGTTGAACTTTATACCGAGTCTGTTAAGAAAGCAGATGCTGTAGGTCTGGCTGAAGTATATAAGCAGGCAACTGCTATGGTATTTGATGCTCTGAGAGCAGAGTGTGGCTTTGATATTACTATCACAGATGTAGAGTATCTTGATGGTTATTTCATCTTCGGCAGAGGAACTAACTCAGTAGTACATTTTCATATTAAAGAAACTCCCGGCTGGAAGTACGGTATCTGGTGGGAGCCTGTGTCTAAGTCTGAGGACGTAAGCGATGAAGCACATGAAGAGTACCATACTGATAGATTGCACTGTGATATCTTCGCTCAGTATGAAGAAGAGATAGATAAGTTCAAGCCTTCTGCTTCTATGATATGTGAAGAGTTTGGTCTTTATTTTGCGAGCCCTACTGCTAATAGACTTTGGGCATTCGCAAGCGATATTAAATTTATCCATGATGAACCCTACCTTGCTTTCTATAGAGAAATGCATTACACTGATTTCAACAAAGAGTATGTCAGCAGAGCAAAAGCTAAAGCTTACTTCGAAAGACATTATAAGCAGAAGAAGCTTGAGGAAGATACTAAGACTTTGAACGACAAAGAAATGCTTAAGGCTGTTTATGAAATGCTTACGGACGAGATTGACGAAGGCACCTGCTTTGTTCAGGACCGTGGAGACTGTTGCAGCCCTAGATATGAAATCATTATTAAGAATACTTGGGGAATTGAAGATGGCTGCTACAGGCTATTTGATCTCTACGAAGAAGCTGATGCTACAGAGATGAAGAAGCTTTGGGATACTGCTATCGATAGTTGCAAGAAGCGTGCTAAGAAAGCAAAGTGTCATTGGTACTGGCATAGCTGCTGTAGCGACTGCGTAGCATTAGTGTCGGCTGACGCCTATGATAACGGCTTTGAGCGTTTCAAGAAAGTAGACTTTGCTAATATTGAGGAGATATAATGAAGAAAGAAACTTTAGATAGAGCGAAAGCGCTTGAGCAGCAGATAAAATATTATGATGAGATAGCTTTTGCTATGTCTTTCCCGTGGCAGAAGTTTAAGCTATTCGGAAGACATGCTTCTATTGGCGCATCAAGATATAATAATGATATAGAGATTACTTTAAATGATAAACAGCTGGCAGAGATCATTGAGCTATACTGTAGAACCAAGAAGCTTGACTTACAGAAAGAACTTGAGGAGCTATAATATGAGAGCTGAGTTTACAAGACTTGAACCTAGTCAAAGTATATTATCGAGACCAGGGAAACCTATCTACATATCCACAGCACAGTTTAGAGATGCTTATTATATTCCCGAGGAATACAGAAGTAGAATTATTATAGTAGACTTTAAGGAGGATGCTAATGGAACTAACTCCTTTACAAAGAATGATAGTTGTAGCAAAGCAACAGATACTTCTATATAAAGCTGCACACAAAAAGAAACCTCTTTGTCAGTGGTGTTTTGAGGAACCTGCTGTAGAAGGTAAGACAGTTTGTCAAGCTTGTATTGACGCAGCGACTAAAAAAGAAGAGGATGATTTTGATTTAGATAAATGGTTGGAGGAAGAAGATGACAATAGAGCAGAAGATACAGAGAGCAGATAAGGTACTTGCTTATTATCCAGGCCCTTATGAAACTAAGTGGGCTATCATGGAATACTGGGGCCAGAAGGGAAAGCCTCTTAAGGTAGCTTCCTATTATATTTATGGAGAAGAGCTTAAGACTGGTGAACCTCTTTATTGCTGGCACTGGCAGCCTTCTTTTAATTCTACTATTATAGAAGATAACTTTAGTACAGAGGAAGAAGCTAAAACAAGAATGAAAGAACTGAGGCTGGCACGAAAGACTGTTAAGGAGTAATTATGAATAAGATAATTATAGAAGTGTTTGAAGAGCCTTCGTTAGAAAACCCTAAGATGAAACCTGATAGGATTTTTAAGCAGACCTTTACTTGCTGTGGAAAGACTCTGGAGAAAGTCCTTTGGGAAGGCTGGGACTGGATTAGTGGTAATATCATTGATAATGACCTAGTCCAGGATTTTAAATACTGTCCGTACTGTGGTAAAAAACTTGAGGAGAGACAAATATGATAGTTGCTATAATAATACTTGCTTGGCTATTACTTAATACCTTGGCTACCTTGGTTATTATTTGTATTGATGAAGGTACCCCAGCGAAAGCGAGCGATTGGGCCGGTGTTGGTCTAAGCTGTATACTCAGCCCCTTGACTATATTATTTATTATCCAACCTATTACTACTTGGATTACTAAGCTTAAAAAGCGCAGGAGATTAAGAAAATGACTAATTGGATAAGTGTAGATGAAAGACTTCCAGAGATAGACCCTGATAAGAAGGGTAGATATAAAGATGGTAAAGTATCTATCAGAGTGCTCTGTGCTTGTAAACAGTACAGTGGAAAGAAGATGGTAAAAGAAGGTTATTGTGAGTGGGGTGACTGGGGCTATTCCTGGAGAATTCCTGGTAGCATAGATATGGTAACTCATTGGACCTACTTACCTGAACCACCTGAGAGCGAGGAGGCAGAAGATGAAACCAATACTTAAATGGGCTGGCTCGAAGCAACAGCTTTTACCTGAGCTCAAGAAATATGTAGACCCTGATAAATTATATGGCCACGTTTTCTACGAACCTTTTATAGGCGGTGGTGCCTTAGCTTTTGACCTAGGTTATAAGTATACTACAATTAGTGACCTTAATCCTGAGTTAGTAAATCTTTATAAGGTTATTAGAGACGAGCCGGAAAAGCTTATCTGGCGGTTGCAGGGTCATCAGGAAGATCACTGTGAGGAGCACTACTACGAAGTAAGAGCATGGGATCGTGAAGCCGGCTTTGCTAACTTACCACCTGTAGTAAGAGCAGCAAGAACCATCTATCTTAATAAGACATGCTTTAATGGCTTGTATAGAGTAAATTCTAAGGGGTATTTTAATACTCCTATTGGCAGAACATCGAATGGCAAGTGTCCTGATATTGTTCAAGAAGATGTTATTAGAGAGCTCTCTACTTTTCTTAAGGGAGTAAGAATTCGAGAAGGCGATTATGCAGAAGCTATTCGAGACATAGAACCTGGTGATTGGGTTTACTTTGATCCACCTTATGATAAAGATGAAGGTATTAAAACAGACGGTTTTGTAGGATATCAAAAAGAGGGCTGGTCTAAAGAAGATACCATTAGACTTAAGTCTGTCTGCGATAAACTTAATAGTAAGGGCTGTAAGGTTATTGTAAGCAATAACGATACTGCTTTTGTCAGAGAGCTATTTAAAGATTATAATATTCATGAAGTAGACGTTCGCCGGAGTATTAATAGAAACGGTGATAATAGAAAAGGCAAAGAAGTTATTATAACTAATTTTTAAAGGAGCATATTATGAGAAAGAAGTTTCCTTTATTCATATATTGTGCTGACTGTAGAACCTGTAGGCATAGAAAGTTTAAGAACCTATTTGATTATAAAGCTATGTTAGATTGTGCTGACTGTAATAGCTTGAGTGTCCAGACTATTATTCCTTTTGTGCTATGGCGAGTACGTTGGTGCAAGCTATATAGTAAGAAAGAAAAATATGAATATCCTTATTACTGCACGCAACCTAATCTTGCAAAGGAGATTCATTGTGGTAATGGACCTACCAGTTGTGATCATATCTGCTTAATGAAGTATCAGGGGTGTAACTATCAAGATGATAGAAATAATAGATAAGAAATAGCTGAGAGGAGATAAAATAATGCATCAAATAATTAAAGAAATTTTAGATAGTAGTAGTCCAACGGAAAAGAAGGCGGCGGAGATTGAAGAATTAAAAGCATCTATAGAGATAGCTGAAAAAATCTTTGCTGGAGAGTTTACTTACTGTAAGAAGTGTGGTGACTACTATCATAGTAAGAGCTTCTTTGTAGAGACTGAGGTTGTCGATGAAAGAGTCTGCACTTACTCTGATCCTATTAATAGCGGAGGAGATGAGTATGAGAATCGTAAAGTTCGATACACTTATAAGTATTGCCCCAAGGGCTGTAAGCACCAAATTAACAGAGAAGAGTATTGGATTTAGTATGAAGGTTATTTATAAAGGAGATATTTAAATATGGGTTGGTTTGACGCGGCAGCCACTTACAGTAGTGGCAAAACACCAAAGTATAAGGTAGGAGACAAGGTATATAGACTACTTGTTCTTCCGCCGGAGTTTAATAAAAGAAAGCTACAGAAGCTCTGCGTGCCCTGTGAGATTACAGGAGTATCTACAAAGAAAAGCGGCTTTATCTTTAGAGAGTTTACTTATACAGTTAAGTCCGCAACAGGTGAGCTTACCGAAAACGTTTATGAGTCAGAACTTTATACTGAATATCAGAACGTGCCGGAAACTAAGAATCCGGATATTACTTTTAAAGAAGCAGTAGAAGAAGCACTAGAACAAATTACTGATGAAACACCGTAAGGAGACTTAATATGACTAAAGGTGAAGAGACTATTATTAAAGGATTTTTGATGGGAGCTCATAAGGCAGTCCAAGATGCTCAAGATGCTGAGAAACTTGCTCGAGCAGAGAGTGCCTATGATATTATCTGCAGACTTGCTAAACAGCTTAAAGTAGAAAATCCTTGTGAAAAGTAAATTATAAAATGTAAGGAGTGGCCTAAATTAAGCTACTCCTTATTGTATTATATAATAGTAAAATTATGGGAGGATTTATATGTTGTGTTTTGATTTTTGTACAAGGTATTCTGAGGCTGATATAGAAGCCATGGAAAAGAAGCATACTAAGCAATTACTTAATGAACGTAATTCATTATATCACAGTGGATGCAGCGGTAGTTATTATGTTTCTAATAGCCCTGAATGTGCAGCCTGTTGTCAGAATAATGAATATAATATGGAACAGATAAAGAAGATTTTGGCAACAAGAGAGCATGTGCTTAATAAGCAAGAGTCTAAAGCATTGCGTAAGCAGAGAATTAAGGAGGGTAAATAACTTATGACTAAGTGTTATGTATTAAAAGAAGATGTTTCTATTACCTTTACTCCGGATGAAATCTGGCAGCTGATAGTTTATTGTGAGGGAGAAATATCTTATTGCAAGAATGCTATGGATCAGTATCCTAAGAATAGCTTAGGTTATATCGAGTACAAAGAGCTGCACGATAAAGCTAAAGTCATGCAGCAGAAGATTATTGCTATTCGTAATGCTAATGGTGTTTTGGAGGAAATATGAAAAGATACATAACAGCGCAAGTACCAACTGTTTATGCAGACGTTAGACCATACTATATTGAAGAGGAAGAGACTATTTATGTTGTTGGTTGGCTGTCTGAAGATCCAAAAGCTGGTGGACAAGCACTTGCTACTATAAAAATAGATACTAAGCCTATTTTAATGTGGCATAGCTCGGATGCTGAATATGATGGTCTTGCTCAAGCTATAGTTATTCAGGCAATAGATAGTATAGAGGAAGGAACTTATAAGAGTTATGAAAGACCAGAAAGCTAACGTTTGGAGAATTACCGGCTATCGAGGTAAGAATGATTATGACGGTCCGGCAGATGATAATACTAAGTTAGATATTATATTTGACAGCCGTCTTAAGAAAGAAGATGTTGAGGACATATTGTTTTACTACTGGGGTAGGAAGTATCGTAGTGTTGCTATTAAGGCAGAACTATTAAAAAGTGTTAATGACGGAGAACTATTATGAGTAATGAAAATTTTAAGCAGCAGATAGTTGAATTACTTATTAAAGCACATGTTACTATGGGCCCGCATTCAGTAGCAGATTACTTGATTGCTAATAACGTTACTATTCCTGTAACTGCCCGCTGGAAAACAAGAGAAGCACGTAATGATTATCTTTGGGTAGAATGTGCTAACTGTGGCTTTACAGTAGAAAACTATAAGGCAGTAGAACTTGGAAGGAGCTCAACAGATGTAGTAGGATATAAGTGGCATGCCTGCCCGAAGTGTACTGCTAAGATGATATTTAATAAGGAGACCGTATGACTAAAGAAGAAAGAGTTCAGCATATGGCTAAAATTATCTGTCATAGTATAGAAGCTCAGTCTTATTGTAAAGACTGTTATAACTTTGATAAGTGTAAACCTGCTGAAGCAGTATATGATCTTATAAAGCAGGCAGAACAGAAAACAGCAGAGAAGATATTTGCTGATTTGTATGAAGAGCTGGAAATAGACAACAGATGGGTTCGACCAAACAAAGAATTTATTTCAAGCGTCTTGGCTCAACTAAAAAAGAAATACGGAGTAGAGTAATGGATACTGAGAAAGAAATCTATTTTGCCCGCAGGGTGCTAGATAGTATTAATATGATAGATGAGCCTAAGCTATGTTATAAAGAAGAAAAAGACGTAGTTGCTAAGGCACTTCGTAAGTATATAAACGATCTTGAGGCTAATGCCATGTTTGGATATAGAGGTAGATAATAAAATGAGTTTGTATGATGATATTAAAGCTAATGCATTTTATGATGCTTGGGAATTTTTATTAGAACATAAAATGTTTCAAAGGCACTTCAGAGATTTATTGTATATTATGGTAGCCAAAGTAAATCCCGCTACCTGCGAAGTTGATGATGACCGAACAAAAAATACTAAGACCGAAGTTTGGCTTGAAGTTGGTCCTTGGAGCGAACAATACTTTACACACGATTTTGACCTTGATTGTGGTGGAGACACCTTTGAAGAAGCTATTATTAAGCTTGCAGACTTGGTTAAGCAACATTATGACGATGATGGCGTGAAGAAAACCGAGAAATATACTGCTGTTGTGGAGGAAGTTAATGGAAGTATTTCATAAAGATAGTAGAGTTAGGCACTGGATTCAGGATTATGGTTTTGAAGAAACTTCTAAAACTGTTGTGGGTCTACCCTGCCAGTATGAAACGTGTGTTCACTCTAAGTCTGGTTTATATTGTATTTGGGTTGGAGTGGATTTTAATAAATGTTTAGTTCATATTTACGTTGAGTATAACTGCGGCGGTGAGGTATCTAGGAATACTATAGACTTTAGTAATGTAGACGTAGATGAGGAATATGATTTCATGATAGAGCTTGATACGATAGTAAGCGGATACGTGGAGGATTAATTTATGGAGAAGTATTATAGAGTAAGTGATGTTAATGAGATACTTAATAAGCTCGCCAAAGAGCCTGCTTATTATCATGACGGAGAGGACTTCTATAACGGAGTCTGCGCTGTTGAAGGTGAGCTTATGTGCTTGGAGCCTGCAGAGCTTGAGGAACGTCGTGGCTTCTGGGGCGTGGCCAAAACATGTAATGAGTATACTATGTCTTATGATATTAAAACAGTTTGTAGCCTTTGTGCACATGAGATAGGTTATGAAGGTTGTGTAGTAAAATCAAATTTTTGCCCTCACTGTGGAGCTAAAATGATGAAGGAGAACGAAGATGAGTAAAGCAACTATATGTGATAAATGTAATAAGATATTAAAGTGCGCGCCATCTGTAAAAATCTGGATTGACTTTCATTACAATGGAACTATGGATTATGAACTCTGTGAAGATTGTAAACAGAAGCTTCTAAAGTGGCTGGAGGAGAAGTAATGACTCAAGAAGAAAGAATTAATGAGCTCGAGAGAAAAGTTAACGAGCTAGAAGTTAAATTGAATAATACTTTATGTTTGCTTAGGGAGTCTGTACTTTTGGACCGCGGCTTTGATAATAGTACTACCGAGCAGTTAGTAGAGCATATTGAATATTTACTGAGGTATTGACATGGGAACAGTAACAATTATTAATACAACACCTTATAAACTTCAGCCGGTTCCGGAAGTAGGAAAAGAATATCATATTTTCGACGACGGCAAGATAAGTCTAAGCAGACATTATACTGCTAAGATAGTAGAGGTTATTCCTTTTGAGAAATGCGAAGACCTTGAGCTTATGTCTAAGTGGGCAGATGAAGTTATTGAATGCTATTGGCTTTTTGCTACAGCTACAGATTACTTTGTTAAGGCAGTATCAGACTATGATAGGAACCCTGTATACTTTGTAAGAACTACTGATGGTGGCTGGTTCTCGATAGACTACCCTACTTGCTGGATGGGAGCGAGACTTGATATTGATGGCGAGCTTTATAATAAAATGATTAATAGGTAAAATAAATAGCAGCTATTCTTTCTGGAGTAGCTGTTTTTCTATATCTGATATTGTATTATATAATAAGAAAAATTATTTATTGAGGTGGCTTATGGCAGATATTAAGATTAAGACACATACAACTTATACATACGAAACAACTGACGGCAGAGAATTTGATGATCAGTCTGAGGCTCAGGAGTGGCAGGACCACTTAGAAAATATCAAGGGTATTACTATGCTTGATAGTAAGTTTCAGGATACAAAAGATCATAGTGAAGCCTTCTACGTACATATTAAAACCTGGCAGCAGCAGGAAGCTTTTGAGGCTCTGCAGTTTTATGAAGGTATGGGTGCTCATATTCCTGCGCCAGGCTATTGGTATTATGATGAATGCACAGATTCTTATATTGATGTAGTTAAAGAAAGAGATAGACTTCAGAGTATTATTGAGACTCTTGATATTTTTGGAAAGTAAATAAAGAAAACTTATTAAAAATTAATAAAAGTTATTAAAAATTATTAGCTAAATTAAATAGAGCGAAAAGCTTAATATTTAATTTTAAGGAGTTAATAATTTATGAAACAGACAATTAGTTTTCAATTAGACAAGGCTTTGGTTGAGCAGCTCAAGCAGGAAGCAGACTCAAAATATCTATCTACTTCAGCATTACTTAGATTAATATTGCTCAAGCACTTTGAGGCTAATAAAGCACAGGTTAACCATGAGCAGTAATAATAAACCACTTACTGATATAGAGTTAACCAACCTAGCTGACAGAATTTTAGAATATTTCGGTAGCATTGAGCGACTTCAGGTTTACTGGAAAACTACTATCGGCAAAGACATTAATGACCTAGCTATTAAAGAGTTTGGAATTTCTTTATATAGATTCAAGCAAGTAGTATTAGGTACTTTACATATCGAGGATAAGACTAAAGAGGATGTAAAGCTTCTTAAACAGAAGGCATGGGAAGCGCGACCTGCTTATACTCAAGAGCAGATAGACACCATGTATGCTAAGCGTAAAGAGACTTGTCAAAAGCTTTATGGTGTAGATAACGTTTTTCAGTCAGAAGAAATAAAAGAAAGAATTCGAAGTACGTGCTTTGACCGATATGGCGCCTATAATATAAATAGTACCGAAGAAAATAAACAATATAAAGCTGATTTAGCCAAACAAAGAACGTCAGAAGAGCTGTTATTAATTGCTGAAAAAACAAGACAAACTTGTTTACAAAAATATGGTGTACAAAACTTTTCGCAGCATGAAGATTTTTATATAAAAGCTTGTCATACTAAAAAACAGCGATATGGTGATGAAAACTATAATAATAGACAAAAGGCTAAGGAGACCTGTTTAGAACGTTTCGGCACAGAATATTTTTCTCAGACCACTGAAGCCTTAGAATCGATAAAGTTTAGACGCTATCACATTGATGATATCTATTTTGATTCATATCCCGAATTAGCTGTTTATTTATACTGTATACATAATAAGATATCTATTCAAAGAAGCCCTGCACGATTTGAATACACTTTCAATAACAAGACACACTATTGTTTTCCTGACTTTCTGATAGACGATACTCTGGTTGAGATAAAAGGCGCTCATTTATTTGAACGGATGCAGGTGCCTGATACGGTAGAAAATGCAAAGCTTAATTGCCTTATTCAACATAACGTTGAGATATGGACGATTGATAAATACAAACCATATATAACGTGGTTTAAAGAACAAGGATTTAAAAAAGAAGATTATTTAGTACGGAGGTAATTAAAATGTACGAGCTTGAAAGATTCTTAAAAGAGAACGAAAACTGGGAAGAGATTCTAACTGGCGAGCCTTATTATATTAAGGTTAAGAGGGATGGCCCTTATGTGATGTTTAACTATGACCAGCTTAGATCTGATTTTAGCAGCATTCTGGTTCAGCAGTCCAGAGGTATTATTTTTAGAGAATCTACTTTAGAGCCTGTATGTGTTCCCTTCTTTAAATTTTTTAATGCAGGAGAGCCAAACGCAGCAGAGCTTGACTGGGATACTGCTTTCGTGTCCGAGAAAGTAGACGGCTCTCTCCTTAAAGTATGGTGGGATTGGCATGGAGGTTGGCATGTTTCTACTAACGGAACTATTGATGCTTGGAAAGCAGAAATCGGAGATGCTAGAATGCCTAATTTCGGTTATTATTTCTTAGAAGCTTTGGGAAATTATTATAACTGTTTTGGCGCTTTTGTAGAAGACCTTGATTTTGATCTTACCTATATGTTTGAGCTCGTTGGGCCTTATAATAGAGTAGTAGTTCCTTATGAAGAGCCAGATATCTATTTCCTTGGTGCGCGTAATAAGCATACTGGAGAAGAGTTTAATTGTTCTCCTTTGATCGCAGGTGCTCTTGGTATGGGTAAGTTTAAGCTGCCTAAGCAGTATCCTCTTACTTCTGTTAATGATTGTGTAAAGCTTGCTGAAACCTTTTCCTGGGATCAGGAAGGCTTCGTAGCATGTGATGCTAATTTTAACCGTGTTAAGATTAAGTCGCCTGCTTATGTTATGGCTCACTTTGCCCGCAACAATAATGTAATAAATAGAAAGCATCTTCTTAATGTAATTCTTACTAATGAGACTGAAGAGTTTCTTTGTTATGCCGCCGATTATAAGGAAGAGCTTGAGAAGGTTCAGGGACTTATGAAGGCTTACTGTAAGGTAGGTGATCAGATTGCTAAGTCCTGCCAGCGACTCTATGATATACCTAAGAAGACTTATGCAGCTTGGGTACAGACTCTTCCTAAGATTTATCAGGACCTTGCTTTTAGAAATTATAATAGTATAATGTCTACTAAGGATTATACCGCCGGCTGGAATGAGAATAAGTGGGATACTTATCTCGATGCTTTTGAAGAACTTAAACAACAATATTTTAATTAAATATAAAAAAGGAGATTTATTATGAAGAAGATTATTATTACTGTACTGGCACTTTTGATGCTAACTGCAACTTTGGCTGGTTGTGGTAACCGACAATTGCTTGACACTACATACAACTTTGATCGTGCTATTATTTCATTGCCCAACGGTGAAATTATCGAGGGTAAGATTGATAGTTGGGTCGATTATAAAGACAGCGACCAGATTCAAGTAAAGATCAATGGTACCACTTATCTTGTACATAGCTCAGATATTGTGTTGATTGCAGATTAAACAAATGACCAGACTTGATAGAGTATTAGACCTTTTGCAAAAATATGATGATATTTTATCAGTTGCACTTCGTGCCTATCATCATAACGGAACATATGGCTTTACTATTCTTGCGGACCTGAGAGAAGAAAAAGAAAAGCTTACTAAAGAACTTATTGAACACGGATGTAGGAGAAAAGATTAATGACTAAGACTGTTAAGATTATAAGTAAACGTGAATTTTTATACAACACACCTGAAGAGGTAGTGCGTGGAAGATATCAATATCTACCGGCATCTAATGCAGTCAAAGTTATTACAGCAGCGGCCCTCCAGTTTAATACACAAAGTTCTACTGAAACTGTTAATGTAAGTACTAAAGCTACTGAGGATGAAAAGGCTAAGGTTAAGCTTAAAGGCAAGAAGCAAACTATTGAGCATTTTTTAAATAGATTACTTGCAGAGACTGAGCTACTATACCATTTTGATATTAAGTGTTAAGGAGTAAGATTTATGAGAGGATCTGTTGGAGTACATGCTGCTCACTGTTGTAAGTGGCATGGTTGTAAGTATGGCGACCCGGATTGCCCTGTGGCAAATGGCGAAGTTGAGCAGGAATATCCTTGTGAGGACTGCAGTACAGTTTTAGCGGAAGAAGAGTACTATAAGAGAATGGCTCGTGAGATAGATGAAATTAAAGACTGGTGGGAGGTGAAAAAGAAAAATGGATAATAGAAAGTTTATTATTGAATGTGAAGTACCTGAAAGATGGGTAGATGATTTTTGTTCTTTTCTTAAATGTATTGAGCATAATGGAAATATAGGCCACTCGTCTCTTATTGGTTTCTACGCCGACGGAGATGGAGACTTTAGACCTACGTTTAATATTAAGACAGAGTACAGTAAGACTCATGGACGTAAGACTGAACGGACGCCTGAGACTATGTTTGATGCGGGGTAATTTATGAAATATGATTATGAAACAGAAGAAGAATTTCTTAAGCGAGTAAAAGAAGCTAAAGCACGAGGCGAATGTGTACTCAGAGATGATAAAAATAGAGAGTTTATTTTAGATATCATTGATGAATATATAGATGTTGTAGATTCTTTGTTGGAGGACTAAAGATATGTTTTATTCAATAATGCTAGATGAATTAGATGAGTGGATTAAGACCAAAGCACAACCAGGAGATATAGCTTGTGGTCATAATCGACGCGATCGCTCTGATAAGCATTGTTATCTATATGTGTACAAAGGACCGGATAATAATCCTTACTGGATTAAGTTTCAGGATGATATTGTAGATAAATATATTGAGGAAATAAATAAACTTAAAGTGGAGGAGACAAAAATGAATAAGACTTGTGATAATTGTAAATATTTTAAGAATCTGCCCGGAAGGTTTTCTTGGTGCTCTCATAAAGATCATGCTGGAGCTTTAGTTCAGGCCTTTACTTCTTGTGCAGACCATGAGCCTAGGCAGAAGATTGAGGCACCTTTTGATAACCTTAAGTTCTTTATTAAGGACCAGAAAACTGGCGAGCTTGAAGTCAAGTACATTTGCGAAGATTGTGGTAAGATAATGGAAGCGCCTTTTCATTGGCAGTTTAGAGTACCTTTTGGAGCCAATAAGGATCCTGAAAAGAGACCTGGTTATTACTACTGGTGCGAAGAGTGCTGGGAGAAGGAAAATAAAAAGTAACATGGATAAGTATATAAAAGCTAATGAGTTAGTTGATAGAGTTATCGAGAGTAAAAATTATAACCAGCATGAGAATCCTTTACAGAGACAGAATCACGTTGCAGAGCACAGACATTTCATACACATGATTGATTCTATGAAGGCTGAAGAAGTTGCACCAGTAAAATATGGAACTTGGCGACTTGAAACAGATGAAGAGGAGCCTAATTCCATGTTTAAGCTTGTAGTATGCTCTGCTTGTAATAAAAAGTCAAATACCACGTATAAGTATTGTCCTAATTGTGGGGCAAAGATGGGAGGAATAACAAATTGAGTAAAGCATTTCAGTGTGATAATTGCGGAGATCTTTTTCCAGGCGATGCGCACAAAGTACTTGAGAATGGGGCTGAGGTTTGCTCAGGTTGTTTTAGATCGATTAAAGCACTAAGCACTGTTGATTGTTTTACTACGGTACGGGTAAAGCTTCGAACAGATAATGCAGAAAACTGGGAGCCTCGTGAGTGGCCTTTACACACCGGCAGGCATAGTCAATAAAGGAGCTATTATGGATTATGTTGCGATAGCTAGTATTGTTGTTCCAATCATTCTAGTTGTAATGCTTATTGCCATGGTTTGGGATGTAACAAATGAGGAGAAAAAGAAATGAAATTTTTTGTGGATGAAATGCCAGATTCTGGGTACCAGTGTCCGTTCTTTAAAGCCGGTAAATGCTATGATATAGCTTTTTCAGGTACAGCACGTTATATGTGTCCACTGTTTATGGAGAATGGTCAGCGCACGAGTAATCATGCAGAAAAATGCCATAGATTAATGGAGATACCTAAGAAAATAAAAAGAGGCGCTAGGCCGCAAGAGGGTAAGTGGCTAAGGACTGAATACCAAGGAATATCTTATGCCAAATGCTCTAAATGTGGTACGGAGAGACAGATATCCCATACCTGGACTTTTGATGATGTTAACAGATATAAACACTACTGTGAAAACTGTGGTGCCAAAATGAATTAAATCTTTATTTTAGGAGGCCTATAATGGTAATAAAATTTAGTGAAGAACAGCAATTGACAGAAATGATCGAAATAATCAAGCCGTTTGTAAGCGGTCTTGCTTGCGAAGAAGAAAGTGGTTCCTGCGAACTGACTGATTGCCGAAGTTGTAATGCAAGATGCCTTGCAAATGCAATCTTGGAAAAAGATTATGGTAAGCAGCTTAAGGGCGAGTGGGTAGCGAAAGAAACTATGATACGAACCCCGTCTGCAAGAAACTACTACTGTTCGGTTTGTAAGTATGAACCTGCAGAAGCATTGAACTTCTGCCCGCAGTGTGGAGCTAAAATGAAGTAAAAAAGTAAATGTGAATGATCTTTATTAACAGATTGTTCACATTTATTTTTTATATCGTCCGGCATTAATATTGTATTATATAATAATGAAATTTATTTTGGAGGACGTCGAGTAATGAAATGGAATGTAAGTGTTAGTGTAAGGCTTACTATGGATTACGACGATATCGAAGCTGATACTGAAGAAGAGGCTAAGGATATTGCTAAAGAAAAAGCCGACGAGGATCTTTGGTTTGATAATGCTACCTTTGATGGTTTTTCCAGTGTTATTGCTTGGTCAGATGAGGAGACTGAAGAAGATGAAACTGTTTAAAAGAAGTCCCCTGCCTATGCCGAGAGCCTGCCCTTTTTGCGGAGGCAAACCAAGAATTTTTAGGTGTGGCGACCATAGGGAATTTTGGGTGGTAGAGTGTTCTAAATGTTATGAAACGCCTGTGCAGCTAGATGAGGCAAGATTGACACCTGTTGCAGCAGTAAAGACTTATAATGAACGAGCTGACCTTGCCGAACGAAATATTAGAGCATATAACAGAGTTAAGGAGTTAGAAAATGAAGTACAGTAAAGATGATATTATTGAAGCTCTTAGGTGTTGCAGCCTTAACGGACGTAATTCCTGTGAAACTTGTCCGCTTAAGGAAGAGTGCGAAGAAAGTCCGCTTGAGAGTGTTCTTGCTAAATATACTCTTGAGGTAGTTGATAAGCTTATGCAAGAGAATAAAGCACTTACCGAGCAGAGAAACACTTATAGAGAATATGCTCTTCAAATGCACGCTATGGTGGAAGATATTAAGATTAAAGTAGATGAAGGCTACGATTTTTCTGTTGCGAAGCACGCTGCTGAAATGGATATGTGGCGAGTTATTGCTGCCGAGAAGCAGGCTTTGCAGGACGAAGTTAAGATGCGAAAAGCAGACACTGAAGAGCTCTATAAAGAAATGGTTGAACGAATAGCAGAGGAGCGTAAAATTGAGAGAAAGCTTACTCTAAGACGTGTACATGCAAATCTGCAGAGATACACTGAAAGCGTGGGCGAGTGCGCTGTTGATAACCCACTCGCAGAAACATATTCAGTAGTAAGAGAAGAAGATATAGATCAAGTAATAAATGAAATGCTGGAGGGGCTGTAATGATGAGAAAGATTCTTAAGAATACACCTAAGACAAAGAAATATTTGGAGAGCCTGCCGAAAGTTTATGGGCTTTTCCTCTGGGCGAAGTGGGGTATGCTTGAGCTGCCTTGGTCTGGTAAGTATACTAAAGATAAGATGCCGGTTCCGTTGGTTTATCATTATTATGACGCCAATGGAACATGCGATGAGTACCACTTAGTGCCTATTACGCACTGTTCGAGTGGCGCCTTTTGGGATTGGTACGAAACAAAAGAAGGTGCAAAGTATGCACAGAAAAAACTTAATGAAGCATTGAGCAGAGGAGAAATCGGATATGACGAAGGCTATAACTAATTTTAAATATCTTCAAAATATGTCTATAGATGAGTTTGCGGAGTGGTTGGATAAAAACTGCATGTTTGACAACTCGCCTTGGATGAATTTATTTAATGAGAAGTATTGCTCTAAATGTGAATCAATAAAGTGTAAGTATGCTGATGCAGAAGAAAAGCTCGGTATCACTCCTTTTTCATATAGTGGCGAGATTGAATGTGCTTATTGCGAATTAGAAAATAAGTGCAGATTTTTTCAGGAGCTTGACGACGTACCTGATAATAAAGAAATGATTAAAATGTGGCTTGAGGAGGAAGCAGAATAAATGAGTTATTATAGTGAAACTTTTGAGCGACCGGAGATTGGAGAAACTATCTATTTCACCGGCTACGGTATTGTAGAAGCTCTTAAGGTTGTAAAGATTATCACTGAAGAAACAGAAGAGTGTTTTATTGGCTACGTAGACGCTCGTAGATCGGACGGTACTACTGAAAGTATCGGCTTTAATGTTTTTGGCGAACTGGCTTTTCGTTGGAAGTGTGATGCCGAAGCAGCTTTGAACCAGGAGGTGGAAGAAGATGCTTGAAGAACTTGCAAAAGAATTTGAGTTTACTCTTTGGAGCACAGCTAATACCGAGAAAGGAAAGTCTTATCAGTATATGGACCCTATCGGTATTAATATAATCTTTAATGAGTGGGACAAAAGTTTTGAGCTTAAGTGGCTTATTCCTAAATCTATTTTTACTATTGAGTGCCCGAGCTGTTCGCCTTATACAAATAAAGAACATTTTCAAAAAATTTATTTAAAGTTCTGGCGAACGATTCGAGCTTGGAATGTAAATATGCCTGAAAGATATACCAGAGAGGTGTACAATGATTTGGATAGTTAAGAAGCCAGCAGACCCTGAATTAGTTATTAAAACACGTTTTGCACTATTCCCGAAAAGAATTGGTGATTACAAAGTGTGGCTGCAGAAATATTATATAACGTATGATTGGGTCGGTGGTGGAATATATGGATGGTATTCACCTACGCTTTACGTGACTAAAGAGGAGGCAGAGCTTCATGTCAACTTTAAACAAGAACTTATTGTTAAATAAAATGTGCGCTGTTTGTGATAATTATATTTGTAAGGCATATTGTGGAACATGTCGTAAATATCGTATATTAAAAACATTAGCTTTTTGGAGGAAGCATGGAAAATAAAACTTGTAAAGATTGTAAATATTTTATGGGCATGGGCGACTGGAACCTTTGTTGCTCTAATCCGCCTGCAAGAGCAAAAGAACGCTGGTGTGGCTTTTTATGTTACGAAGATACTGAAGCCTGTGAGAATTTTAAGGAGAAAGAAGATATTAAAGATGAATAAGTGCATTAAAAGAGAAAATGCTGGTATGATGTTTGACCGCTACTTTCATGAAGTAGAAAAATTGCATAACGCTGACGAATGTGATACTCGAATGCTACAGCTTGTACTTGATATGAAGCAGGCTTTCTTTGAGCTTCCTGCTTTCTTTCCTGTAGATGTAGGTGATAAAGTTTGGTATATTCACGGTGGCTATTATAATTCCGTTCATCAGGAACCCCGCGAGATAGAGGTTACTGAGATCAATAAAAAGAAGAGCGGAAAAACTATCGACTGGGCGTTTGTCGCTAATAGTACGAGATATAAGTTTTCCAGTATTGGTAAGACAGTATTTCTCACAAAAGAAGATTGTTTGGCGGCAATTAATAAAAAAGCTAAAAATTACAAACAGCATATTGTATAATAAAATATAAATAAAAATTTACTAAGGAGAAAATAAATGAAGATTTTTGGTATTAATTTTACAACTAAGAAGGAGCTTAAGCAGAGAGTAGCAGCGCTTGAGACTGAGAATGAGATTCTTTATGGTGAGCTCGATGGCGTAGCAGAGGATTTTCCGTTTGATCTGGGTCAAAAGGTATATGACGTAGCTCTGAAGAACGCTCAGGGTAGATATACTAAGACTAAGCCTTCTCGTGAGCATAGTACTATTACTGAGGTAGAAGTCAATGAGAAGAACTACTTCGGTCTTGTGAAGCGCCTTAATAACAATGACGTATTTTTCAGTCAGGAAGACGCTGAGAGCTACCTTGACCACGTTTGTAAGTAATTATGTATAAGCTTTTAGATAATATAATGCTCGTCTGCAGAGATGAGGAGCACTACAAAAGTTCTGATGCTCTGCAAGCATACCTTGTAGATCCTTCTAATAAGAATCAGCTTAAGGCGGCTCGAAATTGGGCCACTTATACTGAATATGGTGATCACGTTAAAATAGAGTCAGGCAAGTGGGAATATACCTGGATTAAAGAGCACAAGCCTATCGAGTATACTTTTGGTAATCAGCACTTCAGACTTGAGCTATTGGACTGCGCAGGCGGATCTTCCCAGGGTGGTAAGCTTAGTTTTTGGAATTGTATTGTATCAAAGGAAGACCAGAAGTTTAAGATTGGTATTAATTCTGAGATGCTTTTGGAGCTCTTAAAGAACGCAACTTTTGTTAAGGGAGTTTGTCAGGATGACTTGCTTTTTGTGACTGATAACGGAAGAGTTGGTATGTGTGCAGAAGGATCTCAGGTTCATAGAGACGCAATTAAAGATATGGAAATTAAGGCTGAATCGAAGAAGAACGCTGTTTCTAAGTTTTCTTTCGGAGACATTATTACAACGCCCACTCTAAGAGAAGTATATCTTGGTACAGTTACTCAGTAT